TCATAATCCGCGTGTCGGGGGTTCGAGTCCCTCCTCCGCTACCACCGCAAACCCACTATGGCGGGCCTGCGGGAACACCGGGGCCTCCATGAGCGCGGCGAGCTTTCCTTTTACTTCCACGTCGAACGGGCCTTTCGGACCGTCCGGATGCACGGTGACGGTGTGGATGAGGCTTCGCATATCGGCGATCAGCGGGCCTCTGTCTTCCTTCGCAGTGGCGTGATCGGTCAGCGTTTCCGCCAGCCGGTCCACGGTGGCGAGGTACTGGTCGATGGTCGCGGGATGAATCGAGACCACCTTCGGTGCGGCCTCCATGCCCCCCAGCTGCTCTTCCAGTTCCTGCTTTTCCGCATCGAGCTTCGCCGTCATCGGCCCTGCCACGGCGCCCGGCATTTCGCCTTTCGCGATCGCTGTCACAAGCCGGTCGATCTCGCGGGCGATTTCTCCCAGCCGGACCTCCATCTTCATCCTGCGCTGGGCGCGGCCCGATGCGAGGCGGCGGCGCTCTTCATTGTATTTCCGCACATAAATCTCGATCAGGCGCGGATCGCGAAGCTGGGCGCGCATGCCGTCCAGCACCGCAGCTTCCACGTCGCGCAGATAGAGGATGCGCCGGTTGGAGCAGGCCCCACTCTCCCTGACGGCTGAACATCGCACACGGGCCTTGCCTGTCTTGTCATAGTCGTGGATAGAAAGCCCGCTGCCACAGCATCCGCATTTCAGCAGGCCGGAAAGGAGATAGCTTCCCCGTCGCCCCCTTTTGACATGCTCGCCGCCACGCCCGCTTTTGAGTTCGTGGACCTTCGCCCAGGTTTCATCATCGACGATGCGAAGATGCGGCGCGGCGGCCGACTCCCACTGATCTTTCGGGTTGGGGCGGGAAATCTTCCGGCCCGTATCCGGGTGGCGGACCATGCGGACCTTGTTCCAGACGATGCGGCCGACATAAAGCTCGTTGAAGACGATGCCGCTGCCGCGCCTGGCATTGCCGTTGATGGTGGAGGCGTTCCATTGCCGCCCGCGCGGCGGGGCGATGCCCTCGCGGTTCAAATCGCCTGCGATCTCGCGCGGAACGCGGCCCGCGGCATATTCGGCAAAGATGCGCCGCACGATGGCGGCTTCGGCTTCGTCGATTTCCAGTTCTCCGGGCGCGCCTGCCACGGCGCGATAGCCATAGGCGCGCCCGCCTGCGTGGCGGCCGCCGCGCACGACGCCGGACATGCCGCGCCTGATTTTCTTGGCGTTGTCTTCCCGGTAGAGCTGCCCCACAAGCCCGCGCAGGCCGATGGTGACCGTATTGGCCACGCCTTCATGCACGGCGGAAATATCGATCCCCATGAAGCCCAGGCGCTTGTAGAGCCCGGCCAGATCCTCCATGTCGCGGGAGAGGCGGTCCAGCGATTCCACGACGAGGACATCGAACCGTCCGGCCTTGGCCGCCTCCATCATGTCCATCAACCCGTCGCGGCCGAACATGGACCCGCCGGAGCGCGCGCGATCGCTGTAGACGGCAACGACGTCATGCCCGTCGCGCCGGGCATGGGCGCGGCAGAGGGATACCTGATCCTCGATGGAGGATTCCTGCTGCATCTCGGTGGAGAAGCGGGCATAGATGACGGCGCGGGTCATGGGTCAGGCCTAGCCTCGACCTGTATTCCGAGTAGCGGGTCGAACGGCGCATCGTTTGGTCTGTAGACCCAAGAGCACTCGTCAGGAGAAAAGAACATAAGGGCGACCGCAGCGCGGCGTTCCAGCCGCATTAGCCGCACATTTTTTTCGCGTGCTACGATTTCGTCGATCCGTTTATCCAGCCGATCGTTCATTCGGTCGCTCTTTCTCCTCGATTTCCACAGCCCTATGATCGCGCCTGGCCGCCGCGACCGCAAGCGCCTCCACGATCCGGATAAGATCCGGGTCGAGAGGGGGCATGTCGGCCTTGGCGGGGCGGGCGCTGGGCATGGTCAGTGAAGCGCCATCCACGCGACGGCCATGCCAAAAATGACGAAGCCGAGCAGGACGCCGGGCAATATCCACCAGCCGGACGGCGCCTCATGGGGGTCGGGATAGTTGCAGAACGGAACCCGACGATCGATGTGCGCAAGATCGTCGTCGATGAACTGGAACTCGCCGGCCTTGTCCGGCCGCTCGGTGCGGATCTTCTCTGTCATGCCTGTATCCTCCGGATGATTTCCTCGATTTCGCGAGGCACGTCGAAAAAGCCGAGGGCGCCCTTGGCGGCGATGAAGGGGAAGGGGCGCGGGTTCTCGATGACGAGGCCGTAGCGGCCCGTGAACCACTCGCTCGGATGCTCCTCCACGACATCGGTCATGTCGGCGATGCCGATAAAGCCGCCGGTCGGGAAGTCGTCGGGTAGGGGCAGGTCGTGCGGCTTTTCCGTCACCGGGTGGATGCCGCGCCAAAGGCGGCGCATGGCGATCTTGTCCACCTTCTTGCCGGTATGGATGACGAACGCGCCGCGCTGTCGCAGCCCGGCATTCGTCGGCCGCCAGTCGCGGTTTTCGACGGGCTTGATGCCGGCGACGATCAGCCACGCCCAGGGCTGCATGATGGAGAGGGCTTTCATGCGGTGGGCTCTCCCTGTCCATCAGGACTTGTTTGCATTTTTTGCAAAGAAGTCTTCTCCCCCGCGCTCGCGGTGGCGAGCATGGCGGACCAGACTTCTTTCGCGTCCGCAATCACATGCTTGGATGCGGCGTGCGCCTCGAAATAGGCGTCCTCCATCGCGCCACTCACTTCTTCCGGCACCAGCACATATCCGGGGGGAGGGGTACTGGATTTCGCCGGGCGCAGGTTCGATGGCCCGTAGATGTGAAGCATCCCGCCAGCATGTTCCACGACATAGCGCGTTTTCCCTGCCGTTGTTGTCAGCACACCCCGAACTTCTCCTTCAAGCTGATAATCTCCTGTGAATTTCTCCACGAGGTCGCCGATTGAAAAGCACGGCTCAAGCTCTCTCCGCTCATCGGTCATTGGGAACCTTTCGGCATCAACTGCACTGATCTGGACAGGCATTCGTCGAGAAAGCGAAGCTCGTCATCCGATAGAGGGCGGTTGAAGTAGAACACCAGAGACGCAGCGCATTCAGCATCCCTCCCGCAGCCTGTCTTTTCGAGTGGTGGCGATTTGAACTCATGAACATCACCCATCGGCGCTCTCTCCCTGTGCTGCGCGGAGGATGGCGTCGGCTGTGTCACATGACTGCGCGATATTGTCGGCTGCGTCTCGATGCAATTCAGCACGCAAGTGCTTGCCCCACTTTCCCGCAGACGTGCCAGATCTTCCACCGGCACAGTCACCAGCCCGGCAGAGGCGGCGGAGGACGGGTAGTCCCACCATCTTTCGAGCCGCCATTTCCTATTTTCATCCACCTCCACGAATGTGAATGCGCATGTTTCGAGCCGCGCCACCTTCAATTCGGCACCGTCGAAATCCTGGCCTTTCTCGAACCAGTCCTTGATTGCCTCTTCGACCGCGGCTCGCGGGCTGTCGGTATGTGTGATGAAGGGTGGTGCCTCGCCTGTGTCCCACTGCCAGCTACCGTCTGTCACGGCATACCAGCTATGCTGCCGCTCACCCTGTTCAGGTGTTTCCATCACATAGACCCTTCATCAAAAATCAGGCTGGCCTTATAGGGCGCAATAATTTTCGTCACCTTTGCTGCAAACGATTTTCGTTGTTCGATTGTCATGGCCATAAACATGGACACGCATTGCTCGTCCACGGGGCGAGATTTGGCGCGCCGGTCACGCGCTGCCTCTGCTCGACATTCTCGCTCGCTCATGACCCGTCTCCCTGACGGGCGGCAGGGCGGCGAATGTCGAGATCTCGCATCACTTCATCGATTGCACCTCGGCATGAGGGCAGGCCATTTGCTTCCGAGTCATGGAGATCGACGACAAGCCTGCCGAGCATCAGCCTGATGACGTCGTGGTTGACGATCAGCTTCCAGCGGTATGTGGTTCCGTATTTCTTGTTGAGGGCCGCATTCATGCTGTCGAGGAAATCGAGGCGCTTGCCGTCTTTCAGCTCGTTCAATATTGAATCGATGCTGGCAGGGCCGAACAGGGAGCGCAGATAAAGCTGCCCTTTCCGCGTGAGCGTCGATTTGTAGCTTCCGATCTGTGGCTTCCGCACGAGTCCGTGTTTGACGAGGATGCACAGCTGGGTGTGTCCGCTGGTGTATCCAAGGGCATATTTCAGGACGCCTTCATCCACGACGCGCCGCTTGGTCATGTCACCGAAGTTCGCGTAGCCGTGTACGCGTTCGATTTCCTCGTCCGAGACGATCTCTTCGGGCGTTTCAACCATAGTACGGCCTCCAATGCGTCGGGGCGCCTTTGGCGTCCGCCTCGGTCCAGGTGAAGACGATCTTCCCGGCGGCGTCGGTCATCACCCATATGCCCGCGCCGTCCTGCACCAGCGGATTTCGCGACGTGTCGCTCCAGTGCATGGGGCCGTATTCGAAATATTTCATGATCGGGTTCGGCATTCCGGTCTCCCTAATCGTTCCAGTTGGAGAGTTCTTCATCGACCGCGCCTTCGGGGTCGTCCGCGTAGTCACGGATAAAGTCCCCATCCTCGACAAGCGTTCGGACGAGATCGTCGCAACTGCCTTCGGCCAGGTTGAGGCGCTTGCAGTAGTGAGCGGCCGCGCGGCGATGCCATTCTTCATCCGTCAGGGCGGTCGGGCCCGGGAGCGGGGAGTGGTCCGGCTTCGCGGCCTGCTTTGTGCGGATCTTCTTTATGGTCTCCGGGTGGGAGATGCGGGCGAGTTCGGCTTCGCCGGTATTCCGCATGTCGAGCCCGGCGGCGGTGCAGAGGGCGGCGAAGGTGACATTGACGCCGCCCGCTTCCTGATCCGGCTCCCCGACAGGCCGCCCGAAGACGTAATCGACGAGTTGATGCGCTTCGGAGGCCGTGCAGTCGAGGGACTGGACCAGTTCCAGCGCTTCTTCGAGGAAGCGGTGATTGCGCTCGGTCCGGTCGGCGGCGATCTCGCTGCCGAAGCATTTGAGCATCCATTCGTTCACGCGGTGTTGAAACGAACGATGACCGCCACTCGTGTCGCGAAGCGGCGTGGCCGTTGCAACTAGAGCCGAATAAATGGCACGGAGGGTATGTTTAAGAATGCTAGGCCTTTCGCTGTTCATCAGGAATGCCTCACCCATGTCATGTAGTACCTGCTCCTTCGGATCGACAGGTATGACAACGGAGTCTGAGATAGCGTCTTCACTTCTGATCATCTCGACGATCTGTCGAGCTGTCGTATTGATATCGCCCTCTGGGGCATTCACCCCCGCAAGCATTATTTCGGCTGTTTTAAGGACGAGATCGTCATCCCCAATTTTCTGATGAGTGCCGAGTTTCTCCCCGCCATGCTTTTCCACATATTCCGGGGTCGGCATGATACCGGCCTCGGTATAGGCCCGATCCCATTCGCGATCGTCGGTCATGACGCGCCTCCCTCATTTTCGTAGCGGATGAAATTGCGGGCGTCGTTGCGCAGCTCTGGCGGCAGCAGGTTCCAGTTGTTCTTCAGGAAAGACAGGGCCTCGCGGGCGCGGAGGTCCCGTTCTTCCTGGCGGGCGCGGACCAGTCGCGTCCGGCCCATGGCGTATAACGCGCTGTCGAGTGCTTCGACGCGCGCGAGGCGCATCCTATCCTTGGTTTTCATACCCGCGGCGATCTCGCGGGCTTCCAGATCGTCGAGAACCATGACTGTCGGGAAGGCGCGAACGCGCAGGGCTCGCCGGCGCAGCTCCTCGCCCAGATCCTCGTTTTCCTGTTCCAGCCGCGCGACATGGCGCTCCGCCTCGCGTCGGCGCTCCAGCTCGCGATTATTGGCTTCGAGAAGGTCGCGGATGCGGCGCTCCATGGCGCGCAGGAATATCCGCAGGCGCCGGGCGATGCCGTCCTCGACGGTGTCGCTCGCGCGGCGCCTTGGGGCGAGCAGGGGCGGGATCAGGCGGTGGGCTTCCCCGATATCCGCCGTCTGCCCCTCGCGATGCTGGCCGACGCTGAAAAGCAATTCGTCGATGGGTGACGCGCTGGGCGCGGTGACGGATTTATCGGCCGCGCTTCGCCGCCCGGCATCCAGCGCCGCGACGGCGCGTGTCCGGGCTTCCTGGCTGGAATAGGGGATGTCATGGCCGTTGGCGGTTGCCGTATTCATCAGCAAAACTCCCACCTGCGGCGGATGGGAGCGACCTGCCGTTCGGACCATCCCCTGGAAAGCATGATGGCGGCGAGGCGTTTGCCTCCCGCTTCCGTCAGGCAATAGCCCGCGCCGCGCATGCCTTCCTCGTTCCACAGCGTTTGCGCGTAGACGACCATTCCCTTGCGCGCCAGCGCACGAACGACGCGGCGCACTCTGTCGGGGCGGACCGTGGTCCGGCTTGCGACAGCCTTGAACGATATCCCCATATCGACGCCGCCGTTGCGCCATGCGGTAAGGGCCTCCGTTTCGAGATCGGACAGGCGAACCTCGTCTGTGGGGGGATTAGAGTGTCCCAACGGCCCGGTCCTCCAGCTTCCCGCCGTCGGCGAGATGGCGCTCGACGCGCGCCATCATCGCTCCGGCATGTTCCCTGTCCTCGTCGGACGAATCCTTGTCGGCGAGCATGGTTTCGGCCTGACCCTTCAGCTCCGCATAGGTGAAGGCGCATTGCTCGCAGAGCCATTCCCCGTCCCGGCAGACATGCCCGGGATCGCCGGGCAAAAGCGGATCGTTGCATTCGAGGCAGGACCCGAGATGACCCGTCAGTTCGGCCTCCTCCCTCAATGTTTCGACGGCGGTATGGATCGCCGAAAGCGCGGCATTGAAGGGCTTCATCGCCTCGATGATCTGCGCTTCGGCTTCGGCCAGCTCGCGGAAGGCCTTGCGGAATTCGTCGATGCGTTCCTGTGCGCTCATATCGTCGCCATCCTTCCGATCAGGCAGTTGCGCCAGGCGCGGGCCTCGCGGAGCTTGCGGGCATAGGCGCGGAGGATATTGCGGGCGGCGGCCTTCGCCGGGCCGTTGCGGTGATACCAGGCGGTGCCGATCATCTCGACATAGACGCGGATATTCGCGTCCAGCGCGTCCAGCATGGCGCTGGGCGCAACGCCTTCCTCGAGCGCGGCGGCATAGGCGACGTCGAATGTGCGGACATGCTCGGTCATCAGATCCTCATCGGCATGATGACATTGCGGCGGCCTTCATCGCCCGGAACGTCCACGCGGGAAGGGCCGCCCGGGTCCGTGAAACTCATCGTGAGTTCCTTCGCGCCCATGCCGGTGAGGGTGTCGAGTACGTAGCGGTAGTTGAAGCCGATCTCGAAGGGGTCTCCCTCCCACTCGACATCGAGCGTGTCGTTCGCCTCGTATCCGTCCCGGCTGCGGAAGGAAAGCGTCATGATCTCGCCTTCGAGGCGAACTTTCATCGCGTTGCCCTTGTCGTCCTTGGCGACGAGGCAGCGCCTGATTGCCGCCGCGAAAAGGTTGGCATCGACCGTCACCGACCGACCGCCGGGCGGCGGAAGGGCGCGGGTATAGGCCGGATATTTGTTCTCGTTGCGCAGCTTCGAGGCGAACCGGATGAGCGTGGAACCGCGCTCTATCTCGATCTCCACCTTGTTGTCGTCGATGTCGAACGCCACCCGGTCGTCGGAAATGAGAGACTGCATGACTTTCACGGCAGGCAGGGGAATGTTGACGCCCGCATGTTCGACGCCACCCTCCGCCGTCTCGCCTTCTGCCAGCGCCGCCGCGCCGTCCGGCAGGGGAATTTCGGCATAGGCAAAGACGTGCCCGTTCGTCGCCACGGCTGCCAGCGCGCCGTTTTCGATATGGAGGAAAACCCCGTCCAGATAGGCGCGACCATCCGTTTCTCCGGCCGCATAGGAGACCGACAGAAGCCGTTCCGCTTCCACGCCGTGCAGGGAAAACGCCACGGCGCGGCGCGGGCCCTCGAACACGGGAAAGTCGGCCGCCGGCAGCGTCAGCACGTTGAAGCGCGCCCGGGCCGCGCGGACCTGCATGCGGTCGCCGTCCCCCGTCGAACAGCTTATTTCCGCGCCCTCCGGGGCCGTGTCGGCGATGCTTTTCATCTTCGCCGCGGGCGCCGTCACCTCGCCCGGCTCTTCCACGCGGGCCGGCACGGTGACCGACATGCACATATCCATGTTGGAGGCGGTAACCGTCAGGCGGCCATGCTCGCCGCCCTGGTCACCGCCATGCTCCGCGACGAGCTTCAGATTGGAGAGAATGAGCACGTCCGAACGGCCCTTGACGATGCCGGACACATGGTGGCAGGCGCGCAGCAAATTCGCGCGGTCAATCGAGAAGCGCATCGGGGGTCTCCAGCAATTCGGTAATGAGGTCGTAGGCAAGCTGCGAGTCATAGGCTTCGGTGCCGCCCGCCAGCTTTTTCAGGCGAATATCCGCCGCAGTACGCAGCGCCTCGTTGACGGGCCACGGATAGAGCCCGCAAATCAGGTGGACTTTCCGGGTGAGGTATTTTGCGTTGGTCCCGCCGCGCGGCGGGAAGTCCCGCATGCGCCGGGCGGTATCGATGAACTCGTCCTTCTCCGACGCCGGGATCTTCCGCGCCCATGCCCGTGCCTGCCGCCTGAGGGCGTCGCGGCGGGATTCCGGCGCCTGCGCGGCGGCGATGGCGCTGGGCGCGGCGCTCATGAGAAATTCTCCCGGGCGGCCTTCATGTCGATCGGCACCCAGGCGATGGGATGGAGCGGCGTTCCGGTCTCGGCACACACCCAGCCGGCCATGCGGTTGACGCGGCCGTCATCCCATTTCGCCGGGACGGGGTATTCGCAATCGGTAATGACCATGACGACGCGCCCGTCGCGCGGCGCCGTGCCGAGAATGCGCGGCTGGTAGCTCAGCAGGTTTTCGCCGGGGATCTGTGCGAGGTCGAAGCTCAGATCGCGCAACAGGCTGTCGGAATAGACGACCCGGTGAAACCGGGCCTTTTCCACGACCTTTTCGACGATCCGGCGATACATGTTGGCCAGCGCGAAAAGCTCGATATTCGGCCGGTCGCAGAGCGCCCGGTACTGTTCGAGGGTCAGGTCTTTCAGCGCCATCGGTTCGGCGGCGGGCTTGGCGTCGTCGCTCATGACAGCCACCTGTCCCAGGCGAGAGAGCCGAGAAAGACGAGGGCGAAGCCGAGCGTGAAGGCCGCCGCGCGGGACCGGCGCAGATGGGCGGCGATCCGCCGCCGCGCATGGCGGCGCTTGCGCTGGAGATAGAAGCGGCGGCCGTAATCGGCCGGGAGAGGTGCGTGCGGAACGCGCCCTTGCGGCATGTCGGTCATCGATAGAGTACTCCCAGCAGGTCGAGGATGCGCGCGAGCGCGAAGCTCGCGACGATGAGGGCGAGAAACACCCCGATGGCGAAGGTGAAGAAGGAGCGGGGTTCGGCGAGGGGAGAGCGATTCATGACGGCGTCTCCATCCGCTCCAGAAGCGACCGGATTCGCGTTTCTGTCTCGGTCGCCCGGAAGAACACCCGCGCGCTGTCCGCCTCCGTATGTCGTGCCGGATCGATCAGCAGCGACAGGATGTCCTGCGCGGCCTTGAGCTGGGTTTTTGCTTCGGCGAGTACGTCCCCGGCCGTCGATCCGTCATCGGCCGGTTCGGGCGGCCCGCTGCGTTCCCGCGAAAGCTCGGCCAGTATTTTTATGGCTTCGGCATGCGCTTCGCGGATGGTTGGAGGCGTCGTCGGCCCGACAAAAGGGGCGAGAGCATCCTTCAGGCCCAAAAGGGCGCGGACCACATCGGGCAGCATCGCGACCTGATTGAGCATTTGCATGATTTTGTCGCCGCTCTCGTTGCCGTAAACGCCGGCGACGGTGAGCGACACGCTTTCCGGCGCCTGCCGTTCGATGCACAGGCGGGCGCTGTCGTCGTCGCGTTCGACGGTCCATTCCTCGGCTGCGAGCTGGTGGAGATATTCGCTCATCACCGGCACCTCTCGCAGGGGCATTCGTCGCCCATCCGGGCCTGCGTGGCGCGGGGTTGCGCCGCGCGGAGCGCCGCCGCCCGTTTCGCGGCCAGATCGCGCCGGCCCTGTTCTTCGCTGCGGCGGGGCCTGTCGAGCGTGTCGGCGACATGCATGGGGTCAGGCCTCCAGTCCAAGCCGGCGACGACGACGGGCGCGTTCGCGGGTGCCCTGGTGCGGCATGGGGTTGCGCTTGCGGCGGCTTACCGGAACGGGCACGCCACCGACGGAGGAATCGGTAATCCGTGCCGCGACGACGGCCCACATCTGCATTGCGCCTTCGACCGAGTTGCCGTTTTCCAGCCGATGGCGGCTCGTCTCGCGGAAGCCCTTGGTGGGGTGGATCTGGCACATATGGGAGGCGGGTGGAACATCCAGATGGAATTCTTCACTCAGACGGTCGTTCGTCGCCTCGAGCGCCCGGCCCTTGCCGAGGCGGTAAGAGCGAGGGTTGTGGCCGTCTTCATCGACGCGGGCTTGAGTGGACACCGCTTCCTCCTTCGCGCTGGGCGCTTCTTACTGAATGATTTCGCAATTGATGGCGGAGACGCGGCGGATGCCCGCGCGGATGAAATCGACTTCGAGGCGGCCGTCGTTCCGCCCCGGCGCCGGCAGGATCGCCTTCACCTCGCCCTCGCCGAACTGCCGGTGCGAGACGCAGTCGCCTTCGCAGAAGGCGGCGTTGTCCGTGATGACGAAGCCCTGGTCGGGCTCGCCGCCGGCGGGCATCGGGATTTCGGTAGCGTTCAGGAAGCCGGTTTTCATCGTTCTCTCCTTTGGGTGGCATTCCCCGGCGGCTGGGGGGCTTGGGGCAGAGAGCCGCCGGGATTGCCGTTCGGCGGGTGGGGTCACCGCCGATGGAGAGATGAAAGCATGTCTTTCATTGTTTGGCAAGCGAAAGAAAGAATAGCTTTCAATTTTACGGGTGGAATAGGGAACCAGGCGCGGAAAGCCGGGAATTATTCATTCCGGCTTATATCCGTGCGGTGCGTGAAAAATAGCGGTGGGGCCTATTTATCGAAGCTGATTGTATCGATGTTCGCCTGAACAAAACGAGTAAAATCAATAGCTTCCTTCAATCCGACTATTTCTGCGGTCTGGTCGCGATGATAGTCATAGGGCCATTCGTAGCGCCTAGTGGTGACTTCCCGTCCTTTCAGGAGCTGCTCGAAAACGTGGCGGTCAGAAGTGCAGCCGTCAGCACTCGTTGTGAATGGTTTATCTTTATCAATTCTAATTTTAGCTTTCCGATTTGGAAAATCGTGCCCCATCACGCAAGCGTAGGAAAATTTTCCCTTGATATTCAGTCCGATAAAGATGCGTGTTTGATAGTTGTAAAGAGTGCACTTTCGCGTGTCGTCCATTGCATCTGCTTTGCAGTCAACGCGCCATTGTTCCTTACCGCCATTTCTTGGCCTTCCAAAGCTTCCAGAACCATCGGTGTAGTAGTGATAGGGTGCACCGGTTTCCGTCCGGCCCTCTCTCGATCTCAAAATTCCATCTTCGCTGATTGCTCTGGATACATCATCGATTTGATGCACGACTCGCTCGTTCGCCATCCACCCATCACCGGCGAATGATAGCGTTGAAAAAAACGTGCACAGAACTGTTGCGACAATAACTCTGGACATTGCTTCCTCCCGAAACATCTCGGCTTCAGAGTCTACGTGCGAACCAGACGACACGACCGATAATACCCGCTTCGTCTGCCGTAAGCATGTAGGGCTCGTGAAGAGGGTTGTCCGAAATCAGCCTTATGGCGGGCGGATCGCTCTGGGGAACCCGTTCGATGCGCTTCACAACAACGCCGAAGCCGTCCCAGACGGCAAATATGCCGGGTGGGGTAGGGTTGTGATCCGAAATATCGATCATCACTCTGTCACCCGAATGCAGGCCGCCCCCATCCGGCGTTTCCATGCTGTCTCCCTGCACCTCAATGATTCTCATGCGCCCGGCGCGAACCCGAACTTCGGCGAGGTATTCGTCGGGAAAGTGCCACTGGCCCTTGAGCGAATCGGTTTTGATCGTATGGCCGTTTTCCATGGTGAATTGATCGGGTGGGTTATCGCCCCCGAAACCCATGCCGCCCCTCACATCAACCTCGGGTATGGCAGATGAAAGATGATCGGTCGTCGGATCAGGATTGCCGGATCGAGTTGTTCGGCTCTTTTCCCCAGGCCCCTTGCCATTTCCAGTGAGGAGCCACGTTTCGTCGACATTCAGAATTTTGGCGAGCGCATTAAGGTTCCGAGTTGTGAGGCCATATCCGCGCTCCCAGTTGCCCACAGCACCCCTGGAAATCTTGGTTTCCCGACCGGAAGACAAAACTTTTGCCAGCCCTTCCTGAGTGAACCGCTTGGCTTTTCTTGCCTGAGCGATGCGATCTCCGCGAGCCGTATCTGTGCCGAGTTCTTTCATATCGCCGACAATGCCGAAAGGCTCACTTTCCTTCACCGAAAGAAATGCTTGCTTTCAATTGAAAGATTTGCTTTCAATACCGCATGGAGCAGGCTCTGAAAGATGCAAAGGAAAAGGTTGGCGGCGCCGCTGGGTTGGCGGCGGCCATCAATAACAGCACGGGTGAGCGCATAAGTCCGCAGGCGGTAAGCCAATGGAAGGTTGTGCCCGCCACGCGGGTTCTTGCTGTGGAACAGGTAACTGGCATCAGTCGGTACAAGCTTCGCCCTGACATCTATGGGAGCGAGCCTCAGCTGGAGCCCGCCCATGGCTGACCTCGCGCCGCTGGGCGTTTCCATCGGGTCGAAATACGCGGCGGGCTATCGGCTCGACCGCTTTCCCGGTTCCGGCACTCACCTTCCGCCGGTCAGACAGGGTGAGCCGCCGGTGGGCGAGGGGGACGGCACCGCCCCCTCGCCCTTGCTTTCGCATGCGAATTCCCTTTCCACGCCGCGCGAAGATTGCCCAGGGGACCGCGGGCCTCTCGGTCGCGCAAACACAAGTCCGGATGCCGCGCTGGGCGCGGATGTGGATGAGGCATCGACCGGCCAATCCGGACGACCCGCGGGTGAATTCAGGAATGCACAGGGGGTCTCTAACCGTGATGTAAGCACGGATGGAAAGCCATACGCCCCGGACGCTCCGCAGGGCAATCCGGGACCGGCACAGGCCATCGCTGAGCCGGTGACCGTTGAAACCATGGCGCGTGGGCCTGCGGTCCATGAGACCCAATTCACTCGAACCGAAAACACGCCTGCCGAAGCGGGCGATCGTCCTCCTCCCGTGGAGGGGAGGGCGGCGTCCGCGCCGCGCGGGGTTCGTCCCTGCGCGCCGGGCGCCTGCCATCGGACGGGAGAACCCGCCGATGAATGAAATCCACAGAGGTGACGTTATCGCCGGAGCGCGCCCCGTCTGCCAGGACCCTGGCCCGCTCCACATATCCGATGATGGTTTCGATATCCGTCATGGTCTCTCCGATCTCGTTCCCGAAGGACACCCTCTCTGTACGGAAGAAGGTACAGAGCAAGGAGTCCGGGATGCGGGAAAAGTTGTCCGGGGATCGGGAAAATCAGGACGCGAACGAGGAATCGCAAGCGGTGTCTGAAGTTACGGCTGACGATGTGCTGCGGGAAATGCGGCAAATGGTGCGCAACGCCGCCGGTTCGCCGGAAGGCTGGGGCGACAACGTGAAGAGCGCCATCGGGCGCGCGGCGAGCGCGCTGGGGCTTTCATGGAGAGAGGCGAAGGGCTGGTGGTACGGCGAGCGGCGGGAACCGACCGTCGCCTATTACCTGACCGTGAGGAAGCGATACGAGGCGTGGTGCGCGCGCGAGGCCCGCATGAATGCCGCCCGAAAGGAACTACTCGATGCGCGGATCGACGCCGCGCGAGGGATCAAGGCGAACGATGCGGATCATCTTTCTTTATCTGGCGCGGCTCTGCCGGGCGATCGGCAACAGGCACGTTGACCGGGCCGAAATCTGGCGGCGGCGCGCGGATCGGTTCGACCGCCGCGCCAAGCTGCGTGTCCGGTCCGACAACATCGCGACCATAGAGCCCTACGACCCGGAAAGGCATGGCGAGGTGCGGAAATGATTGGCTGGCCCTGGAACGCCCATGTCGGGCAGCGCGTGACGCCGATAAATGCCCGGCGCTGGGCGGAGACGAAATCGGGCGCCGTTATCGACGGGCCCCAGTTCGGCGTCGTCTATGTCATCGCGCAGGTCTCCATCGATGAAGGCACCGGGGAAGTCTATATCGGATTCGACGAGTTCCCCCCTGAACACGGCTTCTTCGCGGAGAGCTTCAGGCCCGTCAAGGACACCTCCGCCCAGGTCGAAGAGCTGAAACGCCTCTGCCTCCCACAGCATAAACCGGAGCCGGTGGCATGAAGCGGGAAGAGCAGAACACCCAGATACAGGTCGTGCGGTTTCTCGACCGGCCGCTGGTGCCGCCGGCCTTCGTGTTCCATGTGCCCAATGGCGGCAAGCGGACGCCCGCGGAGGCTCGAATCCTCAAGGCGATGGGCGTGAAAAGCGGCGTCCCGGATCTCTTCGTCGTCGCGCCGGACCGAACCTTCGTCGCCATCGAGATGAAGGCCAAGGCCGGGAGCGCGGAGAAGGCGCAGAAGGAACGCATGGCCGCGCTGCGGGAATGCGGGGTCTGCACGGCCATCTGCCGGACGCTGGAAGAAGTGGAAGCGGCCGTGCTGGGCGCCGGGGTGCGCCTGCGGGCGAGGGTGGCGGCATGAAGTACATCGCGCCGAAGAAGAAATATCTGACCATCCTCTCGGCTCTGGCGACGGGCTGGCTTCCATGGGGCGTCCAGCGGCGCACGACGGAGCTTGTGCTTCTCGACGGGTCGGATGGCTGGATCGATCCGTTCAGCGCGCGGCGCGTGGGCCGCCGCCCGGCGAGCTTCGGTCTTTGCTGCGGGCACGACCTCTCCCTGAAAGAGGCGGAAGCGTTTGTGGAGGCCGGCCTTCTCGAGCGGTTCGTCCGCGAGGTCGATGGGCGCGAGTGCCTTCGGATCACCGAGAGCGGCAAGCGATGGCTCGCCGACAACTGGATAAGCTGAGGAACCCCGGACATGAACATCGCCGATCTCATCATCGACAGGGTCAGCCGGCGCGCGCCGGATTTCGTCATCGGCAAGCCGGGGTCGGACTACCTTCGGCGCTGGTACGTCATCCCGCGCAATCGCTTCTTCAACATCTATCTGCATGAAGTGCTGCGCGACGACGACGATCGCGCGCTTCATGACCATCCCTGGGTGAACTGCTCCATCGTGCTACGGGGGGGGTATTACGATGTGACCCCGGCGGGCCGTTTCTGGCGCAAGCCCGGTTCCGTCACCTTCCGCCGCGCGACGGCCACGCATCGGCTGGAGCTGCCGAGGGTGAAACCCTCTTCCGTCGGAAAGACGGAGTTCGTCGTGCAGGGCTTCCGCTCGAGCGGCTGCTGGTCGCTTTTTCTCACAGGCCCGAAGATCCGCACATGGGGCTTTCACTGCCCGAAGGGCTTCGTGCCCTGGTACGACTTCGTCGCCCGGGACAATGCCGGGGAAGTCGGCCCCGGATGCGGGGAGTGACGGCATGACCAAGTCTCCCCGGGAAGCGGATAGCGAATTCTACTTTGCGCTGGGCGCGGCGCTGGCCGTGCGCGACGCGGAAGGCGGAAGGCTGACCACGGAGCAACGCATCGATCTCCTCTGCGGGGCGATCCACGCGCTCTCCAGCAACCTTCCCCAGCCGATGAGATCGGCTTTGGTGGTCTATGCCCAGAACCGCCTGAACATGATGGAGCTGGCGAAGCAGATGGACGAGGCCGGTCTGCTCAAGGCCGACCCTCCCGCCGCGCCGAACTTCCCCAACAATGTGACGCCTTTTCCGGGCGGTAAGCCGAACGGAGGTCCAGATGTCTAGAGCGAAGGTCTGGACGGAAGCGCACATCGATGCGCTGCGCAAGATGTGGGCCGACGGCTATAGCTGCTCCCAGATCGCCAAGGCGCTGGGCGACGGGATCACGCGCAATGCGGTCATCGGCAAGGTGCACCGTTTGGGCCTGTCGCGGCGCGGCGAAGGCAAGTGGATGTCGAAATCCGCGCATCCCCGCGCTGCCCGGTGCAAGCCACCCGCCGCGCCGCGCGGACGGGCTGCGCCCCGGAAGGAGGCGAAGGGTCCGAAAATGCCCGGGCGCCGCAAGGCGGCGGAAGAGCCTGTCATTCCTCCGGAGGGGGTGCCGACAGGCGCGCCCGAGGCCGTCATGGCGCTGCGGGGCGATCCGCGCGGCGGCGGGCCAGCGCAATGCCGTTTCCCCATGGGGGAGCCGTCGCATCCCGATTTCCATTTCTGTCCGAACGACCGCGTAGGGGACGGGCCCTATTGCAGCTTCCACAGGGTCAGGACGCTGGAAGCGAACGGGACGCGCATGCGCCGGGCGGCACGGCGGAAGGAAGCCGAAGCGGCCAGGCGGCCCGTATCGAAAGGACCTCAGGAGTTCGTGTGGTGAAGATACTCGTCGGATGTGAGCAATCTGGCATTGTGCGTCGTGCGTTCGCGGCGCTGGGTCACGACGTTTGGTCGGTAGACCTGCTGCCCTCGGAGGATATGAGCAATCGGCACATCATCGGCGATGTGCGCGACTATCTCGACGATGGCTGGGATCTGCTCGCTGTCTTTCATCCTCCGTGTTTTGTCGCCGGTACCCTCGTGTTGACGAAACGGGGGCATATTCCGATTGAGGATGTTGTTGTTGGAGACCTTGTTCTTACGCATCGCGGCCGGTGGCGCCGTGTCACAGAGACGATGAACAAAAGCACCAATGATCTTCTGGCCCTCAAGGCGACTAATGCGCTCCCCATTACGACCACGCCAGAACATCCGTTCTATGCCCGCTTCCGAGCGCCATGCGCGCATGGTTTCCGCTCCCTGAAGGAGCGAGACGGGCCGGCAGAGTTCATTCAAGCTGGAGCCCTTTCGACGCGCCACTTCGTCGGATCGGTCCTGCCACCCACTACGGCCGTTAACATCAGCGACGACGACCTATGGCTGATGGGGCGATACGTGGCTGACGGCCACATGCGTCGCAGCCGCTGGACTGACGGCAAGTGGGAGGAGATGAACCTTGCGGTGGGAGCACATGAGTTTGAGGAATTCAAGCGGGTCTGCCCTCGCAAATGTAGCATTAGGTGGAACGGCACAGCCTACCGAGCGACTTTCTACGGCCATGACGCAATCAAGGATTTTGCGCAATTCGGGCTATACGCACACAAAAAGACTCTTCCTGTATGGGTCATGGAGCTGCCCAAACAGCAGGCCATAGCGTTTCTTCAGGGTTACCTGAGCGGGGATGGCTATATCCGCGAACGGGATACATCCGCAGCGACCGTTTCGCCGCGGTTGGCGCTTGGCATCGCTATTCTCATGCAGCGTGTCTACGACAAATGCCCAAGGTTGGGCATCTTCGAAAGGAATCCTACCGTCGAAATCCAAGGGCGCACGGTACGCCAAAGGCCTTCAATCAGCATCAGCATAGGAAACGCGAATGAGCGTCTAAGAAATTACGTAGATGGAGATTACGCGTGGGGGCACGTCCGATCCGTCATCCATAAGCTTCAGCAGGCCGTCGTTTTTAACCTCTCGGTCGAAGAGGATGAGACCTACACCGCGAACGGCGTGATCGTCCACAACTGTACGAGGCTTTGCAATTCAGGGGTGCGATGGCTGCACGAGCCACCCAAGCGTCTGACGGCCGGGCACTACGGGGCCGACAAGATCGCCGCTTACGCAGCCATGGATCGGGACGAGCGGCTGGCGTTCATGTGGAGCGAGCTTCGGGATGGCGCGGACCTTTTCTCGAAGTGCTGGAACGCTGACATCCCCCGCAAGGGGGTAGAAAACCCGGTCATGCACCGGCACGCAAAGGCGCTGATCGACAACTACTCTGATGATGCGCGACAGACGGTTCAGCCATGGTGGTTCGGGGAACCGGCCTTCAAGGCGACGAACTTCTATCTGGAAGGACTCCCGCGTCTTGTCCCGACGAACAAACTGGAGCCGCCTGCGTCTGGCACGAAGGAACATGCGCAGTGGTCGGGTGTGCACCGCGCCTCGCCGAGCCCGGATCGCTGGAAGGAGCGGAGCAAGACATATCCCGGCATGGCCGCGGCGATTGCATCTCAGTGGGGTGGATATGCCCTGCGGGAGGCCGTGGCATGACCGATATCACCTACGCCAAAGCGGGTGGACCGCCGGAGGATTGGACCAACATCGAGGTTGTGGATATCCAGACCGGAAACGTCATCGACTATGTGGTCGAGGTGGACACAATCGCCGGTTGGCTCCGGAAGTACAAAACCGATGAAAACGGCAAGCTCGCTCTGCTGCCCGACGGAAAAACGCCCCAGATAGAAGCGCTCTGCGGCCGCTTCGCGATCCGGAGGCGCACATGACCCCGGAATATGCCGAATTCCTCGCCTCCAAGGCCCCTGTGGCGCCCATGACGGGCATCGAACCGCCGCCGCTGTCGTCACACCTCATGACGCAGCAGGCCGTCACGGTGGATTTCGCGTTGCGGGCCGGGCGGGCGGGGGCGTTCCTCGATACCGGCCTCGGCAAGACGGGTGTGGAGCTCGAATTCTGCCGGCATGCGGGCGAGGCGACGAACGGGCGATCGCTCATCTGCGCTCCGCTGGCGGTGGCCCCGCAGATCGCGCGGGAGGGCAAGCGGTTCGGCTATGACGCACGGGTCATCCGGAGCGAGGACGATGCGCGCGAGGGCATCAACATCGTCAATTACGACCGCTTGCACCTGATCGATGCGGGGGCCTATGGCGGCACCGCGCTCGACGAGAGCGGCATCATCAAGAATTTCACGGGCAAGACGACGCGGACGCTGATCGACCTATTCGCCCAGACGCGCTTCAAGCTCTCCGCCACCGCGACGCCCGCGCCGAACGACCATATGGAGCTGGGCCAGCATGCCGAGTTCCTGAGTGTGATGCAGTCCAGCGAAATGCTGATGCGCTGGTTCACGGCCGACCAGACGGCGATGGGGCGGTATCGCCTCAAGACGCATGGCGAAAAGCATTTCTGGGACTGGATGGCGTCCTGGAGCCGCATGGCGATGATGCCGTCCGATCTGGGCGGCTCGGATGAGGGCTTCGTCCTGCCGCCGCTGGAGGTCGTGCCGCATTTCGTGGACGATCCCGACGCATCGGCGGCGGGGCTTCTGGGGCTCGAAAAGCTGTCGGCCACCGAGATCCACGCCACCAAACGCCGCACGGCGGCTCTACGCGCCGCGCTGGGCGTCGAACTCGCCATGTCGGATGCCGAGCCCTGCGTCATCTGGGTCGATACGGACTATGAAGCCGACGCGGTGAAGGCGCTCTGCCCGGAAATCGTGGAGGTGCGGGGCAGCCAGCCCGCCGCGGTGAAGGAGCGCAATCTGGAGGCCTTTGCCGACGGCACGGTGACGAAGCTGCTCACCAAGCCCAGCATCGCCGGTTTCGGGCTCAACTGGCAGCACTGCAATCACCCCGTCTATGTCGGCCGCAGCTTCTCCTATGAGGCCTGGTATCAGACCGTGCGGCGCTTCTGGCGCTTCGGGCAGACACGGCCTGTGCGGGCCGACCTCGTCGTCGCCGACGGCGAACGCTCCATCGGGCGGGTTATCGATCGCAAGGCGGGCGATCACCGGCACATGCAGGAAGCCATGGTCGCCGCCATGAAGCGCGCGCTGGGCCGCGCCGCCAGTCTCAAGGTTGCATATGAGCCGCGCCACAGGGCGCCGCTCCCGGAATGGATGAGGGCCGCATGATCGATTGTCTGAATGCCGAAGTCGCGAAGAGCTGGGCCGCCTATCAGGGCGACTGCGTGGATATCGTCGCCCAGATGCCGGACGGGTCCGTGGATTTTTCCGTCTACTCGCCGCCTTTCTCCGGCCTCTACATCTACAATGACAGCATCGCCGATATGGGAAACAGCGCCGACGATGACGAGTTTTTCGAGCATTACCGCTTCCTCGCGCGCGAACTCTACCGCGTCACGCGGCCCGGCCGCCTCGTCGCGGTGCACTGCAAGGATCTGGTGTTCTACAAGTCGCAGCGCGGCACGGCGGGGCTCAGGGACTTTCCGGGAGAGCTGATCCGCGTTCATCAGGAGGCGGGGTTCAACTTCCACTCCCGCGTGACGATCTGGCGCTGCCCCGTTCGGGAGATGACGAAAACCAAGGCGCATGGCCTGCTCTACAAGCAGCTTCGGGCCGACTCGTCCTTCTCCCGGCAGGGGCTTCCCGAATATCTCGTCGTCTTCCGCAAATGGGCGGGGGAAGGCGAGGGGATTGCGCCCGTCACGCATGCCAATCCGGAAAACGCGGAAGAGCTGGCGGCGGAGAGCGCCCGCGCAAGCGAGCGGGCGCTGGGCGCGGGCGTGGAACTGTCGCCGGAGGACGCCCGCCGGATGGCCGGATTTCCGCTCGGGCAATGGCAGGACTATGCGAGCCCGGTATGGATGGACACGCGCGAGACGGACGTGCTGAACGCCCATCGCGAGCCGGACGACGAAAAACACATCTGCCCCATGCCGCTCGATATCACCACGCGGGCGACCATGCTCTGGTCCAACCCCGGAGACGTCGTGCTGTCGCCCTTCATGGGGATCGGGAGCGAGGGCGTGGTGGCGCTGCGGCAGAGACGGCGCTTCATCGGGATCGAACTCAAGGAAAGCTATTGGCGGCAGGCCTGCCGGTATCTGGCCCATGAGGAACAGGAAGCCGCCGCGCCGACGATTTTCGACGTCATCGAGGAGCGGTCATGAGCGCGGCGGTACAACGGAAATCGACGCCTGCGCCGGAGGCGGCGCGCCGGGGCGGACGGAAGCCGATGGTCTGGGAGGTCATCCGCGAAGTGTCGCGGCACTATGACGAGCCGGTGGAGGCCATCCTGGGCGACAGCCGCCGCCGGCGGCTCTGCTTCGTGCGCCATGTCGCCATGTATCTCGCCCATGAGAGCTGCGGCAAGAGCCTGCCGCAGCTCGCCGCGGCGTTTCAGCGGCGGGATCACACGACGGTGATGCATGCGATCCGCCGCGTGGAAGCGGCCATGGAAAGCGACAAGACGGCGCTGGGCGACATGGCGACCCTTCGCGCCCGGTTGCGCGTGAGAATGATGTGGGGGATCAGGTGAACTTTTACGAAAGACATCTTGGCGACTACGCGAAGGACACGGCTCACCTGTCGATGCTTGAGCATGGTGCCTACAGCATCCTGCTGGATCGCTATTACGGGACCGAGGAGGGCATTCCGGAGGCATCCGCCCACCGACTGGCCCGAGCGCGGACGGAGGAAGAAAAGGCCGCTGTCGACGCGGTGCTGGATGAGTTTTTTACGCTGGTCGACGGGGTGTGGATAAACAATCGGGCCGAGGAAGAGATATCGAAAACGAAAGCCCGGATAGAGGCTGCCAAGGTGAATGGCGCGCGCGGCGGGCGCCCGAAGAAGCGTCAGGACGCGAAGGAAAAAGAAACCCGGGAAGAACCCACTGGTTTTAATAACGAAACCCAGAAAAAACCCAGGGGTTTTGAAAACGAAACCCAGCAAGAACCCAAGGGTTTTGAAAACGAAACCCAGCAGGAACCCAGAGGTTCCGAAAACGAAACCCAGCGGAAACCCAGCCCTTCGAAAACAGAAACCCAGACAAAAGCTCACCAGACTCCAGTCCCCATACACCAGAATATTACTGCTGCTGCTGACGCGCGCGCGCGCGACGGAACGCGAATCACGCCGGAAATGGAGGAGCAGCTTTTCGAGGCGGCGGGAAACGCGCTCAACGTGCCCGCCGGGCCCGACCTGCTCTCCATGGCGCGGCCGCTGACATGGCTGGAAAGCGGCGCCGACTGGGAGCTGGACGTGCTTCCGGCGGTGCGCGCCCATGCCGCCAGGGGGCGGCCCCACACCATCCGAAGCTGGTTTTATTTCGACAGCATCATCGCCGACGCCAAGGCGAAGCGGCTGAAACCCATGCCCGAAGGACGCACCGATGACCGATCTTCAAATCGACAGACCGGCGGGACTGGCCGCCGCCGCGCAACCTATGTCGGAATCGCTTCGTCGGGTGATTAGGACGAGCCAGTTCGACAACGTCCACCGGACGGTGACGCTGCCGCGCGGGCTTCGGTCCGAGGACATCATGGGCGTTTCGGCGGCGCTGACCGTGCAGGAACGCGGCATCAAGCCATCGACGACGGAAGAGCGGAAGCTGTGTTTTCTCAAGCTTGCCGCCGTCTATCCGCCGCGCGACGGGGAGGAGGCCGAAGAGCGCACCCGGTTCAACGTCTACCACGATGCGCTGCGCGACATTCCGGCCGATCTCCTCTGGGAGGCCTGCATGGACTGTGTGAAGACGATCAGGTTCTTCCCCCAGCCCTCGGAAATTCGGGGTTTCGCGCTGCCGAAACTTCAGGCGCGACTGGAGGCGGTCGGCCGCCTGCGGGCACTTCGGGACTATCGGGTCGTCGAAACCGAGGACGGGGCGCTGACGGAGGAACAACGCGCTCGCCGGAAGAAACTGGCGGACGAGCTGCGCGGTGCGCTGGCGGGATCGGTCGAGGAAATGGCGTCGGACCCCGACGCGCCGATTGCCACGGTGCGGCTGGACGGCGAGCCCGAGGTGAATTCGATCGCGACGGCCATATTGCGCTCGCGCATGGCGGAATGCGGCGTCGGCGAAGACGGGCTCGCCAACAAGCAGAACATCGACTTCCTGAAGAAGCGCGCCATCGCGGATGCGCGCTTCGTCTGGCCCTGGCTGCGCACACGCGGCTGGAAGGCCCCGGAGGCGGAGGGCGGGGAGACATGAGCCGCGGCGGTGTGAGGTCCATCCTGGGCGGCTTTGTCGGCCCCACGGGCGGCGACCCCAATCTTGTGCTGCGCTATGCGCGGCTTCTCCGGGAGGCGGGTGGCGCGCTGCTTTTGCCTCACCAGTTGAAAAGCCTTTCCGCCGCCGCCCGCGAGGAGATCGAGCGGGAGCAGGACAAGGCATACGGAAAGAAGCGAGGGAAAGATGGCGCGAAGTAAGGCGGCGAAGTCGGAGGCCGTGCAGCGGGTGGCGGCCGAGGAGCAGATGCGGCAGGTGATGGAGGCCGGGCGCAAGCTGTGCGAGGCCGACGGCAATGAAGAGCCGAAGACGGTGGAAATCGTCTGGCGGCTTTTCCGCGAGGCGGCGGACACATATGACCGCCTGCCGGATCGCGAGATGGGATGGATACTCTCGGGCAATCGCATTGCCTGGCCGGATGTCGTCCATGACGCGGCAGACAGGAAGCAGGCGCAGGAACAATATGAGGTGGAGCTGGCGCGGGTTCAGTCCGGACAGGATGCGGTGGAAGCGGTGCGCCTGCGGAAATCGCCGCCGGATCGCGCCGCCATAGGCCGCGCCGATATCGTCGTCGGATGGCGCCGCCTTCTCGCCGGCAACGATCAGGCGCGGGACTGGAAGATCCTCTGGTTGCTGGCGACGGAGAAAGTGAAAGCGCGGATCGTCGCGCGCGAATGCCATTGCTCCGTGCGCACCGTATGGCGCCGTTGGGAGTTCCAGCTGCAGGTGATTGCACAGCGGCTTCCGGCCGGACAGTAAAAAAGCTGTGGAAATCGAAAAATAGGATGGCACACTTGGCACAGTTTTGAGGTAGATTTTTCCTAGGTTAGAGATTTTGCGCCCGGCCGACGGAGACACCGTCGAGCCGGGTTTTTCGTTCAGGTCACGGAGTGACTGGATGATGCGCGAAGCATTTCATCGACTGCGAGCGAGCGGGGGCCAGATGGAGCAGCACCAGATCGTCAAGCACGTCGTCGATGGCGCGGCGGTAGGCGTCACGGCGGGAGTTTGGGCGACCGTGCTGCCCTCGGTCGCGTCCGGGCTCACCGTCGTGTGGATGATTATCCGGATTTACGAGACGAAGACCGTTCAGGACTTCGTTGGCCGCTTCCGCCGCGCATCCATGCCGACGGATGCCGATTAAACGCCCATATTTGCCCGCTGGCGGCCGCCGCTGAAAGGGATGTCCAGTGTCATCCGACACCCTGTTTTCTCACCTGACGCGCTCGCGTGTCCCCTACACCCCATGCCGGGGGCCCCTGAGGGGGGTGCCGCCCGCGGGGGGGCGCGCTTGCCGCGTTGAAACACCAGCCGTGGGGTTCCAAAACAGGGTAACAGGCGGTCTGAGGTAACAATGTGACCCTCGTCACGCAGGCCGAATACGCGAAGCTTCATGGCGTTTCCCGAAAGACGGTAACGAAATGGAAGGACGCGGATTATCTCGTCATTTCAGAGGGTAAGGTCGATGTCGAGGCGACGGACGCGGTTCTGAAAGGCCGTGGACTGGGGCGTTTTGGCAAGGGCACCGGTACTGTTACCTCGGGCGGAAAGGGTAACAGCGAGAAGAACGCCAGGGCGCCGCGCAATGGCTCGCCGAAGGGTGGACAAGCGCCCGTCACCGCGGTTGATCCAGACGGAAAAGAGAAGCCTCTCGATATCCTCATTCAGGATACCGACCAGCTCATCGACGACATTCTTTCCGGGCGGCATCTGCCCTACGCACATGCCGAGCGGATCAAGGAAAACCAGATCGCGCTGAAGCACGTTCTCGATATGCGGGAACGCGCCGGGTCACTGGTCGAACTCGAGGCGTCCGAGAAACTGTTTTTCGAGGTGTCGCGCGCCGCGCGCGATGCATTGATGGATTGGCCGACAAGGGTCGGACCGATCATTGCGGCCGAACTCGATGTCGAGGCCGACAAGGTCGTTGAGCTCCTGACAAAATATGTCCAGTCCATCCTCGAAAAGCTCGGCGGTCAGAATACCGACGCAGCAGGAGAAGCTGGATAGGCTGAGACTGGCCTGGCAGCGCGGCTGGATGCCGCCGCCCCGGATCAGCCTGCCGGACTGGGCCGACAAATACCGCAAGCTGGCGAAGGAAAGCGGAAGCCGGGGCGGCGACTGGGATACTTCCACAGTAGAGGCCGCGCGCGGCCCGATGCTGGCGGTCACCGAACCGGGTGTGCACATCATCACCCTGATGGCATGCACACAGCTCTTGAAGACGGAATTCATCAACAACGTCTTCGGGTTTCACGCTCATCTCGACCCGGCGCCGATGCTTTTCGTGCAGCCGAAAGATGACGCGGCGGAACAGTTCTCGAAGGAGCGGATCATCCCGCTCATCAAGGCCACTCCCGTCCTTCGGCAACTCATCACGCCGAACAGAAAACAGCGCAGGAAAACGAGGGCGGAAAGGGCCCGTGAGGAAGCATCCGGCATCGAGCCGGAAAATACGTTGACCTTTCATCAGTTCCCGGGCGGCTTTCTCGCCCTGGTCGGCGCCGGTAGCCCGGACAACCTTGCTCGTCGCCCGGTGCGCCTCGTTCTCTATGACGAGATCGACAAATACCCGGTCACGCGCGAAGGCGATCCGATATCGCTTGGCGACGAGCGCATGGCGTCCTTCGTCAACTGGCTGTCGATCCGCGTTTGTTCGCCGACGGTCGAAGACGAAAGCCGGATCGAGGAAAGCCACGCCGACGGCGATCAGCGAAAGGCTGCCGTTAGCTGCCCACATTGCGGGCACAGGCAGTTTCTCGATTTCTTTCGCCATGTGGACTGGGACAAGGTCAAGAACGACCGCGGCGAGACCGTCGAACATCTGACGCATACGGCGCGCATCTATTGCGAGGCCTGCGGCGAAGGATGGTCCGAAGGCGCGCGCCTCATGGCGCTGCGCACGATGCGCTACTACCAGACGAGGCCCTTCACCTGCTGCGGACGCACTCACTCTCCGCTCGATGCCTATGAAAAGGCATGGCGCGAGGGTGCGGAAGATCCTGTCGGCAAGATATGGGACTGGTGGGAGGGCCCCAGATGGGCGGTCGGTCGCGCCAAGTGCCCGGATTGCGGGAGCTGGGGCGTCGATAACGAACATGCCAGCTTCCATTCCTCGAAGCTGTTCAGTCCGTGGACGCGAGATCAGCCGAGGAACATTGCCAAGAAATGGATCGACGCCCAGGGGAATGACGAGGCGCTTCAGGCGTGGTGGAACACCCAGCTTGGATTGCCTTACCGGCCGCGCATCGGTCGCGAGGTCAAGCAGGAAAAGCTGCTGGAGCGGCGCGAGGTCTGGGCCGCTCAGGTGCCGGACGGCGTCGCCATCATCACCTGCGGCGTGGATACGCAGGACGACCGGCTGGAGTTCGAGATCGTCGGTTGGGGCCGGGGCGAGGAGTCCTGGTCGCTGGCCTATGGCGTCCTCGAGGGCGACCCGGATCAGGACGATGTCTGGGAGCGTCTGGACGCCATTCTGATGTCCTCCTTCGTGAGGGCGGACGGGCGGCCGTTTACCGTCGCCGCGACCTGCGTCGACTCGGGCGGCCACAGAACGCAATCGGTCTATGCCTTCTGCCGCGCGCGGCGGTTGCGCAAGGTCTGGGCGATCAAGGGCGACAGCGAGACGTCCGGCAACCGGTCGCCGGTCTGGCCGTCCGGACGCGCCACGCGGAAAAGCTCGCGCAAGAGGGACTACAAGCCCTTCATCATCGGCACGAACGCCGCGAAGGACCGCATATCGTCCTGCCTGCAGATCGAGGTGCCGGGCAGGGGATACATGCATTTCCCGGCGGATCGCGATGCCGGGTATTTCGCACAATTGACCGGCGAGAGGCTGGTTACGAAGAAGCGCGCGGGCCGGACCTATCGCATCTGGGAAGGGAAGCGGGACCAGTCGCATGAAGCGCTGGACTGCCGGGTCTATGCCTATGCCGCACTCTGGGGGTTGATCGTGCAACACAAGATCGACATCGACCGCGAAGCCGAGAAGGTCGGCGCAGCTGAGGAAACGCCCGTCGTCAAGGTAGGCACGTCCGAAGCGCAGCGCATCGAGGCGAACAAGCCGCAGCCGCCCGCGCAGGAAAAACCGGACCAGAAGCCGAAGACGAAGAAGCGTAAGGTCGGGCGCTCCAGCTATCTTTCGAGGATTGGCAGGTAATGGGAAATCCAGGTTCCGCAGTGCAGATCGTCTCGCCGGGCATCGGTGAGAATGCGGCCAATGTCGACGATCAGGGCAATCTTGCCACCATCCCGCAGATGGCGACGGGCGGCAACATCGCCGCGCAGACCAATGCGACCGGCACCGACTGGACGGCCTTTGCCGATCGGGCGTGCAAGCAACTGACGCTCGTCAACAATACCGGCACGACCATCGAGTTCCGTCAGGACGGCGACGGCGTCGCGGTGCCCGTGTTCGACCAGACGAATTTCACGATCTTCGGCATCGACAACTGCGACCGGATCGAGATCAGGCGGACCGACGAGAGCGATACGCAGGTTACCGTCGCGGCGAGGTGGGAGGGCTGATGCGGTCGCTTGGGCTCAGAAGTAGTGGAAATCTGAGAAATATCCTTTCTCTCCGCCGCCGCATCAACGGCATCCTCGTCGAGCGCGTGTCGATTGATGGCACATGGCTAACGCTCGACGGAAAGCCCGTCTACATGGAGATTTGATATGGATATCGCCCTCGGCCTGCTGAGTGCCCTGCAAAAAACCGATCCGTTAAAAGTCTGCTTTTCTGCCACAGCGCAGGCGGTATCGCTCAATCAAGATATCCGCGCGACTGTTGATGGCATGCTTCGGAAGTTCGTGTCCGGCGTGGCGGTGGTTCTTCCGGCGCTCACAGCAGGAACCGACTATGCGATTTACGCTTGCTCCGACGGCACGTTGCAGGCTTCGGCCAATTTCAGCGCACCGGCCGGCTACACAAACATTACATCAACACGGATCGGAGGCTTTCACTACGCACCCGGCGGAAATGCGCCGGCCCAGGCTGGTGGCGATACGACCCCCCAGATCAACCCATACAGCTTGTGGGATTTGAAATGGCGTCCGGCCTGTCCTGATCCGCGAGGCATGGCATTCGTCGCGGATCGTTTCTGGTGCGACATCTACCTCACAGGCACAGATGTGGACGTGAACGGCTCATCCAGAAACGGCGTGACGATTGCCGATGGTTCCTCGCCACCGAAAGTGCCGGCCATGTTCGGTGGCAATGGTTCGACCGCCTACGGATCGCTCACATGGTTCGAAGCGCGGGAGCTGCTGAACTCGGTCGGAAAGGATTTGCTCGACTATGGTGAGTTCATGGCTGCCGCCCACGGAACCACAGAGTCAGTCGGACGGGGCAATGATCCGGTGTCCACAGGCCTTGGGAACAGCAACGCAGGTTCGTCGAATGCCGACGAGAAGTTCACTTCAAAGTGGGGGATTGTTCAGGCGACTGGCTGCATGTATGTGTGGGGTCGTGATCTCATCAGCAGGCTGACAGTCGGCGCGACTCCGGTCGACGCCGCCGCTCTTGCAGATGACATAAATGCGTATAGCTGGAAGGACAGCACTGAGGGCCGAGGCAAGCTTTACACACAGACAACGGCCGGAATTGCCGCGTCACGATTCGGGGGCTACTGGGCCAACGGCTCGGACTGCGGTTCGCGCGCGTCGACCTGGAACAACCAGCCCTGGAACTCGAACAGCGTTGTCGGGTCGCGCGGCCGCTGTGACCACCTGTTTAATGTCTAGTCCACGGCGCGAAAGCGCCGGGGCAGCGGCGCGAACGAACATAGAGCGTGACGTCATTGTCTCAAGCGAGGCGATGGCAATCGTGGAAAAGCTGGAGCGTTTAATCGATTACCTCTACCCGATCCTGCAAAATGTTCCACGAAAGCACGGTGTCGCCCGCGATGCTGCACTGACTTCGCTGTTCGGGCAGGTCGAGCTTCTCATTGCTGCGGGAAAGTCGAAGCAGGCTTCCCGTCTTTATTCCGCAGACGCCAATCTGGCGTATCTGCGGTTCTGGCTGCGCTTCATGGCCGCTCCCTCGCGCCGTCTCATCACGCCACACCAACATCGTGTGGCATCGATCCATTTGGCCGAGATCGGCCGAATGCTCGGGGCGTGGATAAAGACTGTGAAGAGTAGGGGTTGAGCGGGGTGAAGTGTGCCGCGTCACTATTCGGGGGCAACTGGAACAACGGCTCGAACTGCGGTTCGCGCGCGTCGAACTGGAACAACCAGCCCTGGAACTCGAACAACAATGTCGGGTCGCGCGGCCGCTGTGACGATCGAATTTCTGCTCTGCGTCGGTCACGGCCGCGCAGGCCGATCACCAATGGTGGTCAGCCCACTCAACCTGCTTCGGCGAATACATTGCGAGGTCCGGCAGAACGGGGAGTAGCCCATCGAAACCCGAGGCTGGCAATTACCATGGCGAAGAAATACCGTAATCTGATCAGCCTCATCCTGGAGGACCGCAATATTCGCCGCGCCTATGCAAGGACATCCCTCGGGCGGCGCGGCACCTATGGCTACCATGAATTCAAGGAGCATGCAGAAGCAAACCTCGCGAGGCTGCGCGAGGACATTTTGTCAGGACGGTTCCAGCCTGACCCTGTGAGGCACTTCATGGTGTTTGAGCCGAAGCCGCGCAATATCGAGGCGCTATCGTTCCGGGACAGGGTGGCGCACCACGCACTTGTTAACGTCATCGGGCCGATATTCGAGGCGACGTTCCTGCCTCGCTCCTTCGCCTGTCGCGCCGGCATGGGATCTCATGCGGGTGTAAAGATGTTGCAGGCCGATCTTCGCCGGAGCGGCGCCACGCACTTTCTCAAGACCGATTTTTCCCGATATTTCGCCAGCATCGACAGGCCCACCCTGCACCGGATGATCCGCCGCAAAATCAGCTGCGCAGGCACCCTCGATCTGATTGAGCGGTTTACTCCGCGAGAAGGCTGCGGGCTGCCTATAGGGGCGCTCACAAGCCAGCTCTTTGCGAATGTCTATGGCAGCGCCGCCGACCGCTTCCTGCACGAGGTTCTCGGCCGCCGCCTGTGGTATCGCTACATGGATGACATCGTGGTCCTGGGAGACGATATCCGAGAATTGCGGGCGGTGAAGGACGCGCTGGAGACGTTCGCCGCCGACGAGCTGCATTTGAGGTTTAGCCACTGGTCCACCGCTCCGATCAGCCGCGGGATAAACTTTCTCGGCTACCGGATATGGCCCACTCACAAGCTGCTGCGGCGCCGAAGCGTGAAGGGGGCCCGCCGTAAGCTGCGGCGCCTTCGCGCCGGAGGCGATCCCGTCGCGCTGCAGGCCTTTGCCGGGTCGTGGCGCGGCCACGCGGAACACGCTGACAGCCACCATCTGCTGCAATCTTTTTCCCTGGAGAAATCATGACCAAGATCATCAATACCCGCGCCGATCTCGACGCCCTGAAAGGCACGCCGGAGTATCTCGATGCGATGCAGGCAATTGCAGGTACCCTCGAAACCACGATGGACACCGCTGTTTATCCGGATGGCTACAATGAGCCCGGCTATTCCGGCGCGGCGGTGGAGCCAGTCTGGACGAGCGTGGAGACGCTCGACACGATCCAGCATCTGGGTTTCTCAACGAGGGCAGAGTTCGAGCAGGAGTATGCGGCAGCGACAGCGGACGGTGAAAACTAGGGTATTTTAACAATACCTCTAGCCAGAGAGATTTGATGGCCTGGACCCAAGACGATATCGACGCGCTGCAAACGGCCATCGGCGCGGGCGTCAAGCGTGTGCGCTATTCCGACGGGTCCGAGACCGAATATCACTCGCTCAAGGAAATGCGCTCGCTGCTTTCCGAAATGAAGGCGAGCCTCGCCACGAAAAAGCCTGTCCGCGCCTTCCGCGGCGCGCCCCGCTCGGGATATTGACGCATGTCGAAACGCAGGATGTCCAGCGCCTCCCAGGGGCGGCCGTCTCTGCTCGTCCCGATCAGGTCCGGCAGTCAACAATATGTCTCGCTCTCCGAGCTGCGGGAGACGATGGAGGCTTTCGGCGTGACGCCTTCTCCGAGCGGCCCCTACAATGGCGCATCGGTCGGTCGGCGCATGGCGGGCTTCCGGCCTTCCGGCAGCGGACCGAACAGCGTCGTGCAGACGAGCGCGCCCGAACTTGTGCGCCGCTCGCGCGACCTGAAGCGCAACAACCCGACAGCGGGTCGCGCGCTCGATCTCATTCCCATCCATACGGTGGGAACGGGTATCAAGCCGCGCTTCCTGTGCAAGCACAAGGCGACGCGCGAGGCGCTGACGCGGCTGTTCGAGGAGTGGACGAAAGTCTCCGATGCGGATGGCGGCCTCGACTTTTACGGCCAGCAGGCCCTGGCGGTTTCGGAGATGGCAGAAGGCGGCGAGTGTTTCGCCCGGCTGCGGTCGAGGCGGCTTTCCGACGGCCTTCCCGTGCCGTTTCAGGTGCAGCTTCTGCCGACGGAGCAGGTGCCGCTGACCTATGATATTCCGTTCGGCGGCAATCCGGTCGCACAGGGGATCGAGCGCAACGGCTTCGGCAGGCGGATCGCCTATTGGGTGTATCGCCAACACCCCGCCGACTATCTGATTAATGCGTCGAATATGGACATGACGCCGCGCCGCGTTCTCGCGAGCGAGATGGTCCATCTCTACAACGTGACGCGCATCGGGCAATTGCGCGGAATACCGTGGATCGCACGGGCGATCACGACCCTTCATCAGCTCGGCAACTACAAGGATGCGGAACTTCTCCGCAAACAGATGGTTGCGAATATCGTCGGCTTCGTGAAGCGCGCGTCCACCGAGAATATGGACGAGGAAGAGCTCGCGAAGCAGTGGGGCGAAGTGCTCGACGGTATCGGCGGAGAAATGCCGGCCGTCGCGATGGAGCCCGGCACGATGCAGTATCTCGATCTTGACGAGAGCGTCGAGTTCAACAATCCGCAGGACGGCACCGGAAACTTCGAGCCCTTCCTGACCCGCAACTATCAGGACGCGGCGGCTTCTCTGGGTGTTCTCTATGAGGAGCTGACCGGCGACTGGAAGAATTCCAACGACCGGACATTCCGCGCCCAGTTCAACACCTGGAAGCGGCAGGTTCAGCAGTGGCAGTGGAATCTGGTGTGTCACCAGTTCAACGAGCCGATCAAGAACCGGTTCATCGCCTATGCCGTCGCTTCCGGCGCAATCAAGGTGCCGAAGAGCGTCACCCAGGCAGATCTCTACCGGACCGAATGGCGGCCCCACCGCTGGGAATATCTCAATCCGAAGCAGGATGTGGAGGCACAGGTCGCGGAAATCGACGGCGGCCTCACCTCGCGTCAGGCAACCGTCGCGGAGCGGGGCGACGATGTCGAGGTTATCGACGAACAGCGCGCGCAGGATCAGGCCCGCGAACGCGATCTCGGTATCGAGAAGAAGGCCGCCGCGCCGAAGCCCCAACAGCAAGGACAGGATTTATGATCGACAGAGGCGATCTTCTGGCGCAGCTGGCATGCGAGCCGATGCTTATCGACAAGCCTTACGGGCTGTCGTTCCTGGCGTCCATGGCGGCGCTTCCCGAAAAGCTCGATTGGGGCAATGAGGACGAGGAGGTCGATCGGTCGCGCTGCTATCCGGTGGTGAACGGCGTCGCGATCATTCCCCTGATCGGAACGCTCTATCATCGCCCGTTCCGTACCTATTGGGGCGGCAGCCGGTCCAATTACATGTCCTATGTCGACATGCTCGAAGACGCGGTGACGGACGAAAATATCCGCGCGGTGCTGGCCGAGGTCGACAGCTATGGCGGCCTCGCCGCCGGCTGTCTGGACGCAGCGGAGGCGATCCGCGAAATGCGCGGTATCAAGCCGATGTGGGCCAGCATCAATCAGGTGAGCTGTTCGGCCGGCTACTCGCTGACCTCTTCCTTCGACCATGTGACGATCGGCAAGAGCGCCAAGGCCGGCTCCATCGGCGTGATGGCGGTGCATTGGGACTACTCCAAGGCGCTGGAGAAATGGGGCGAGAAGGTCACCTATTTCTATGCCGGCGCGCACAAGATCGACGGCGTTCCCTTCGCAGAGCTGACGGAGCAGGCGAAGAAAGCCATTCAGGACTCCATTCAGGCCGAATACGAGCGCATGTGCGAGGTCATCGCCGCCGGGCGCGGCATGGATGCGAAGAAGATCATGGCAACCGAGGCGGCCGTCTATCGCGGCAAGGATGCCGTGGATGCGGGCCTCGCGGACGAGGTCGCCACTTTCGAGGAGACATTGGCGATGATTACCAGAAAGACGGCGCCCGATGGCGCGCGTCTCGGATCGGCTGCGAATCCCGGTCCCGGCGAAGAAGGAGACGAGGATATGAGCGCTACCGAAACCAAGACGCAGGACCGGCCGAACAGCGGTCAGCCTGCCCCCACTGCCGCCGCGCCGACGACCGCGAGTCCGGCACCGACACCCGCGCCGACGGCCACCACGGCGGCGCCTGTCGAGGCGGATGCCGCGGCCATCGCGGAGGCCTGCCACGCGGCGGGCCATCCTGAACTCACCTCCAGCCTCATCAAGGCGAAGCCGACGATGGAGCAGGTGACGGCGCGGATCGACGAGGTGAAGGAGATCGTCACGGCGGCCCAGGGCGTGGGTCTGGAAGGCATGGCGAAGGATCTGATCCAGTCCGGCGTCTCGCTCGAGAGCGCCCGGACGCTGCTCTTCTCCGCCAAGGCAGGCGCGGACGGTCAGGTCACGACCGACACCGCGCATACCAGCATGCATGCGCCGGCGAAGCCCGGCATCGATGTCAAGGCGGCCTATGCCTCCTTCAACGGCGTGAAGGGCTGACTTCGGTCGGCTCTTCGTTCCTTCAACCGAAACAGGGGATACTCCCATGACTGAATTCAGAGAAGGCTTCCATGCGGGGGAACACCTCGTTTCGGAGGCGAACGGCTATCGCTCGCGGTCCGTCGGCACGATCACGGGCGGCAAATACGCCGCCGGCACCATGCTCGGCAAGATCACCGAAGGCGGCACCGTGACCGTATCGGAAGCCACGTTCGAGGGAACCGGCACCGGCGCCCTGACGCTGGCCACGCCCGCTTACAGCGCGGCCGTGCATGAAGGCGACTATCAGGCGATCTGCGTCGATCCTGCGACGGATGGCGGGTTGTTCAATGTGCTTCGGCCCGACGGGACGATGGACGGCGTGGCGAAGGTCGGCGTGGCCTATGACGGCGAGGTGAAGTTCACCATTGCCGACGATACGACCGACTTCGCGGCGGGCGACACATTCACCATTCCCGTCGCCATTGCCGACAATGCGGATCTGAACAAGTACACCCAGCTCGACCCGAGTGCGACCGACGGCAGCCAGCACCTCGCCGCCGTGCTGTATGACGGCGTGGATGCGTCGACCGCCGATGTGGAAGGCACCATTCACGATCGCGATTGCGAGGTGAACGGCCTTGCCGTGACCTGGATCGACGGCATCACGGACAACCAGAAGGCCGCGGCGATTGCCGAGGGGGCCGCCCTGGGCATCATCGTCCGCAACTGACACTGAAATCGGACCGGCGTTCGCGCCGATCTTTCCCATTCCTCCGCCGCGGCTCGCCCGGCGGATTTTTCGTGCGCGAGCAGCGCTAGGAGGCGCATCATGGCCGAACTCACTCTCGACATTTTCGACAACGACGCATTCTCGAATGCGACGATGACGTCGTTCGTCAACCAGCACATTCCCTATGTTCCGGGGCTTCTGGGCAGCCTGGGCATTTTCACCGGCGAGGGTGTCTATACCCGCACCGTGGAATTCGACGACGAGGAGGGTAGCCTCTCGCTGATTTCCACTTCGCCGCCCGGATCGGCGCCGGAGCAGAGCGAGAACCCGAAGGGCGTCATGCGCTCCGCCCGGACGCGCCGCCTCGCCCGCGAAGCGGTGCTCTATGCCGAGCAGATTGCCGGCAAGCGTCAGCTCGGCACGGCCAGCCTGCTGGAGACGGCCGAGCGCCTTGTCTACAAGCGCATCGAGGGCCCGACGGGCCTCAAGGCCGCGCTCGGCTATACGATGGAGCATATGTATCTCGGCGCCATCGACGGCACCGTCTACGACGCGGACGGCACGACGGTCCTCTGGGACTATTTCAGTCACTACGATGTGAGCCGTCCGTCTGCCATCAACTTCCCGTTCAGCACGATGGCGGAGGATACGGGTCTCTTCAAAAAGACCTGCACCAAGCTGAAGCGGCAGATGGTGAAGGCGCTGAACGGCTTTTCGCTCGCCGGGGCCGGTATCGTGGTGCTTTGCGGCGACAATTTCTTCGACGATCTGGACACCAACAAGGAAATGGTGGCCGCCCGCAAGGCCGGTACGACCGGCAATGCGAATGCGCCGAAGATCATCACCGAGAACAAGGCGTTCTCGTCCATCTATGCCGGCGATATCACCTGGGTGAACTATCGCGGGTCGGACGACGGCAAGGTGGCCATCGATCCGGACAAGGCCCGTGCCTTCATGATGGGCGTGCCCGGCCTCTTCAAGACGTTTTTCTCCCCGGCCGATACGTGGGATTTCGTCAATACGGAAGGCCTGCCGTCCTATCTGATCCAGCGCCGCGAGCGGCAGACGGAATCGGCTCGCGTCTTCGAGGTGCAGGCCAACCCGCTTCCCATGTGCCTGCGGCCGCTTTCGCTGGCGCGCCTCACCAAGTCCTGATACCGGGACAATCGACGATGCGAAGGGCCCCGTTCGGGGCCTTTCGCCTTTCTGAGGGGTTGGCATGGATTTTTCGCCGCATCTCCGGACGGTGTTCAAGCTTCGCGGGGCGCCCGCGACCTATACGCCTCCCTCGGGAAGTCAGATTACCTGTCAGGCCATCCGTCAGGGCGGCGGGCAGCCCGTTCGCATAGGCCCGGTGACGGTCACGACCGAACGGGTGTCGTTTCATGTGCTTCGCGCGCTCGTCGCGGCCCCTGTAGCGGGTGCGACGATGCTGTATCGCGGCGAGACCTTCACCGTCGATGCCTGCCAGCCCGTCGAAAACGACGCGGAAGGGCTTCTCTGGTCGCTTGAGGCGAGCTGGGGCGCGGATGTGCTTTACCGCGCGGTGGCGGGCTCCGGCTCGACGCAGAACCCGCCCCAGACCGGGGCGTTGACGCTCGCGGCGGATGCCGGGGCAGGCGACGGCGCCGTCAGCGTCAGATCCACGCTGGCCGTGGGCAAGCTGATCGCCGGCGACAAGCTGACGATCGGCGGGACCGAATACACGGTGACGGCGGATGTGCAGGCGGTGATGAGCCAGTTCGCCGGGGTGCCGATTTCGCCGTCCCTTGCGGGCGATGCCGCGTCGGGTGCGGCGGTGACCCCGACCTACAAGCGGGATATCGCGTTGCGCGCCGCGGTGGCGAGCTATGCCGCGAAGGAATTCATGGGCGGCGTTCAGGCGGGCGACCGGCGGCTTGTCGCGATGCAGTCCGCCCTGTCGGCCCTCGACAGCGAGCCGAAAGCGGGCGACCGGATCGTCATGGGCGGACGGGCGTTCAACGTGCAGAGCGCCATGCCGATCTATCAGGGTGCGCAACCCGTGGCCTGGGATATTCAGGCGAGGGGTTGATGGCGCGGCTGAAGAATTTCAGGGCGGCTGTCGAGCTGACGCGCAGCCAGCTGACGGGCGAGGCGCGGCGACAGCAGCTTATCGACCTGTCGCGCCGTTCCATCGCGGAAGCAGAGGCGATGAACAGGGCCACCATCGGGTACGATGTCGGTAAAACCGTCATCGTGGACGGCCTCCGCGGCGGCGCGATCGAGAACGTCAAACCGGGCGGAACGGTTGTCGCTCTCTTCGCCGTTCATGAGGCGGCAATCGATTTTGCGTGGGAGACGATTGCCACGATGTCGCCTGTCGATATGCGACCGGATGCCGACAATATCGTGTATCGCAAGAACCATCTTCTGATGGTCAATGGCGAAGAAGTCGGGCCGCCGCCGGTCAAGATCGAAGTCGACGACGTGGTGACCTTCGTCAATCTGCTGCCCTATGCGCGCCGCCTTGAAAAGGGCTGGTCGAAGAAGCAGGCGCCGGACGGGATTTACGAAGTCGCGTCGAAGGTCATCCGTGCACGGTATGGAAACGTCGTGCAGGTGAAGTTCGGCTATGGCGCCTTCCTGGGCGAAGATCCTCGTATCCGGGACAATCGCTACCCCTATATCGAACTTTCGCCGAAACGGAGCCGGGTATGAGCAGCGATGCCGTCGCCAGTATCGTCAACGCGACGCTCGACGCCCATTGGAATGCCGCGCTGGCGCGGCGCCGTGAACCGAATACGGATTTCGACCCCGGCGGGCTGCAATGGTTCGAGGTGCGTTTTCCCGGCTCGCACATAGGGCGGGGCGATATTGGCGAGCCGGCCGCGCCACTGAGAGACGAGACCGGGGCGTTCATGGTGGATGTCTATGTGCCGAAGGGGACCGGCGATCAGCTGGCCCGGAACATCGCCGACGCCATCTGGGAAATATTTGCCTTCAAGGATCTGTCCGGGCTGCGCTGCGACGAGCGCATGGCCGGGCAAAGCGGTTGGCGGGAGCCGGAAGGCGTTCCCGGCGTGTGGTGGGGGCTGAGCTACGGCATCGGCTACCGCTACCTGTCCATCTGACCGACCCGAACCGACATTCAATCGAGCCCGCTTCGGCGGGCTTTTTTCATGGGAGATACGACCATGCCGACGACTGCTTATCTGGCGGGCACCGACAGTAACGACCTCGAACTCGCCTATGCGCCCGAGGCGACATGGGGTGTGTCGCCCACGGGGGTGAACTACCAGAAGGTTCGCGTGAACAACGAAAGCCTCGCCGAACAGAAGAACCGGAGCGACCCCCCGGAAATCCGCGACGACTGGCAGTCGGCCGCCGAAACGACGCAGGATGTTCAGGCCAATGGCGGGCTGCAGTTCGGTATTTCCTACCGGAACATGGACGATCTCTATGCCGGTGCGCTGACCGGCGCATGGACCGACGATCTTGCGATCAGCGACGACGGCATCTCTTTCGCGGCGTCGGGCAATACGATTGCCGCAGATACCGTGGGAACCTTTACGGATGTCGTCGTCGGCCAGCATATCAAGGTTGCCGGCACCTCCGACAATGACGGCTTCTATCGCGTCCTGACCAAGGCGGACAGCCAGACGCTGACGGTGGATGCGGATCTGACGGACGAAAGCGCGGGCGCGACCGTCGCCATCACCGGGTCCATGCTGCGCAATGCGAAGATCTTCACCAGCTACACCATGCAGAAGCGCCTCGCCAGCGGCCTGGGCTTTGCCTATCCGGGTACGTTCTGGACCGGCGGCCAGATCAACGCCTCGCGCGGTCAGTTTTTCTCCGGCCAGCTCAACGGCCTCAGCAAATCGGAAGAGAAGGCGGTCGCGGCGCTCGGCACCGGGTTCACCGCCGCGCCCGCCAACCGGGTGATGAACTCCGTCGGCAATTTCAACGGCTTCGTCGTGAACGAAGCGCCTTCCGTCGCCAAGGTCATGAGCCTGAATACGAGTTTCGTGCGGACGGGCGCCAATATGGCTTTCGCCATGGGCAGCGAGGCGGCGCAGGGCGTCGGCAGTGTCGGCAAGCTCAAGGCGACGGGCACGATGCAGATCTTCTTCGAGGATTACGACTATTACGACAAGTACAAGTCGGAAGAAGGCCTCCTCCAGAGCTACCGGGTAACCGATGTGGACGGCAATACCTATGTCGTGACGGTGCCGGAGCTGGTGCTGGGCTCCTCGCGGGTCGTTGTCGGCGGTCCGAACCAGCCCGTGATGGCGGAATTCAACTGGTCCGCCAATCCGAGCGAGGCCTTCGGCTGCACGATCCAGCTGGATCGCATGAGCGGTTCCTGATCGCCCTCGAAATCCGAATAACCCCATCCCCGCTCCGGCGGGGTTTTGTCGCGCGACGCCCGGCCCGGCGTCATGGGGTTCGCCGGGCCGGTTTTAACCCCAATGAGGAAGACAATGATCGACCTAGACGAACTCGCCGTCGACACGAAGCTCTTTGAAGAGGGCAAGAAGGTTGAATTCGGTGAAGACTCCCACATCCGCATCCGCTCCGCGGGCTCCACCCGTGCGCAGAAAATCCGGGAAGAGCTCTGGAAGCCCTATGCGACCTGGACGGATATCCCCAAGGACGTACTCGACAGCCTGAATGCGCAGTGGATTGCCAAGGGGCTGCTGACCGAATTCGTGGGCTTCGCCGCCGACGGCAACCTGCTGACATTCGACCTGTCGAAGGAAGAGGATTGCGAGCGTCTGGGCCTCATCCTCAAGGCGCCCAAATACAAGGCCCTCCGGAACAGGTTCATCCAGATCTCGCTGGACGAGAAGAATTTCCAGCAGGCCAACGACGCGGTGCTGGAAAAAAACTCCGGTCGTTCGCGCACTGGGAGTTCCAGTGGCGCGAACACGCCGAACGAGTAGCGCGGGCCTATATCGAAGACGGGGAGAAAGTTCCGGATCGCTGGGCCAATCCTCCCGTTCTCACCATCTACGCCGCGCGTTTCTGGCGGATATTCAGTGTCCTGAAATTCGACCGTAAATCGCCGCCCATGGGTGGGATAGGGCCTATCCCGTCTTCCCCCATCATCACCTATATGACGCAAGTCGAACGCGAACCCGACGCCCGGGAAATCGACCGGGCGATCCGCTTCGTGCATGCCATAGACGAGGAATTCGTCTCGGTGTGCCGCCAGCGGCAGGGAAGTTCGACCGAGGACCATCCGCATGCCGAAGGAGCTGAACACGCTCGTCAATGAGGTCATCATTGACGACAGCCAGGCCTTGCCGGCGGCGGATCGCGTCATTTCCAAGATGGATGCCATGGCGGCGTCGCAGGACCGCGCCGCCGCGGCATCCGGGCGTCAGGCGTCCGGCTTCGACCTGCTCAATCAGGCAGAAGCGAAGCTGGCGCCGGCGCAGGAAAGCGCGTTGAGGCGTCTCGATTCATGGCGCGCCAAGGCGGACCCCGTGGAGCGCAGCCTTCAGCAGCTCTCCCGCGCGGAACGCGACTGGAACCGCGCCATCTCGCAGGGCCTCGCGACCGAAAACGAAAAGACGCGCAATCTCGACATGCTCTGGGACAAGCTTCTCGGAGCCGCCGAAGCGCAGGAAAAGCTGAACGCGGCAATGCGGGCGCAGGATGCTCAGGCTGCCTACAACGCCCAACTTGGCGTGAAAGACGATTTCAACGCGACGCAGCGCGCGGCCGACGTCGCCGCCTATGGGCAGGAACTGGACCGTCTTCAGCAGCGATATGCGCCGCTTGCCGCCGCACAGGCGAATTTCGAGCGCGAGATCGAACAGATCAATCAGGCGCAGCGCACCGGGGCCATCACGGCACAGGAAGCCGCGACGGCGCTCAAGATGAACGAAGGCGCCTATCGTCATCAGGTGAATGCGATACAGCAGTCGCAGAAGGCGATCATCGGCCATACCGGCGCGGTGAAGCTGCAGAGCTGGCAGGTGGCGCAATTCTGGCAGCAGATGCAAGACATCTTCATTCAGATGCAGATGGGAACGAACCCGTTTACCATTCTTGCGCAGCAGGGCCCTCAGGTGACCACGGCGATGGGCGGTGTGCGGAATTCGCTCGCGCTGGTTCTCAGCGTCATCACGCCGACACGCCTCGCTCTCGCGGCGCTGGCGGGCACCACGGCGCTGGTTCTGACGCGCACTGTGAGCCTGCAAAATGAAGAGCGCGGCATGAGCGCCGCTCTTCGTGCATGGGGCAAGGATGCCGAAATATCCGCCTCCCAGGTTCACAAGCTTGTGGAAGAGATGCGCGATCTCGGTGTCGCGAAGGGCGAGGCCCAGACCGCGCTGAAGGCGGCGTTCGCGATCCCCGGCGCGTCCGGCGCGGCCATCGAAAACGCCGCCGGGCTTGCCCCGGACTTCGCATCCGGCTTCGGCGTGTCGGTGGAGGAGGCCACGCGCAAGATCGTCGAGATGGAGACCAAGGGATATCCGGCTATTCGCAAGCTGGATGAGGCCTATCAGTTCCTGACCGACGATCAGGCGAAACTCATCCGCGATCTCGTCGATCACGGCGAACAGGCGGCGGCGCTGAATATCGCCTATGACGCGCTGACGGTGCGGATCAAGGGTGTGGCCAGCGATGCCATGTCGCCGCTCGGGCGTTCGATCAAAGACACGAAACGAGAGTGGGGCGATCTCCGGGATGCCATTGCGGGTAGCGGCGCCGCGGTCGATCTGGTCGAAAGTCTGAATGGCGGCCTCAGTTCCATCGCCGGGCTGTTCCGCGGCGATCTCACATCCGCATGGGATGGCTGGGTAACGCACGTTACGAATGATCCGGCGTTCAGCCTCATCCAGGGATTTGTCGATGGATGGCTGAAGCTTGGAGAGTGGACCTCCGGGATTTCGAATTCGCCGCCGACAAGCGACACGGGCACGCCATACGACAAGAACTTCGCCCAGTTCCGTCGAGAGATCGGTGCGGATAGCTTCGGTGGCGATCCGGCGATCCGGAATCAGGTGAAGGACCAGATCGACGCTTACGAGCGGGAGATGGATGTCCTGAGTCGATCGTCGGCAATACGGGACGCCTATCGTGCGCAGCAGGAAACATTGATTGCGTGGCGGCGCAAAGGGGCCGAGGAAACGGATGCACAGGCTGTCGCGGAGAAGGCCTATCAGGCTGCGCTGGCGCGGAGCATGACCGCCGTGACCGACAATATTCGTCTACTCGACGAACAGGCGTCCGCGCAGACCGCCATCGCGGCGGCCTATGAGGTGTCCATCAAGGCCGGGAAAGACGAAGAGATCGCCCAGAAGGCCAGGATCGCGACGCTGGGCCTCGGCAAGGATGCCGCGCTGAAGATGGCGGCGGCCGAAAGGGAGCTGGCGGACGCGACCGCGCATACCCAGGCCGTTGTCGATCATGCGAAAGCGGCGATGGACGCGGAGATCGCCGCGCGCAAGGCGCGGGCGGCCATGATCGTCGATCCGACGCTGAAACATGAAGAAGAGCTTGCCATCGAACGGCAGGTGCGCCTGAACGAGGTGACGGAAAAATATCGCGGCAATGTCGACGACATCAATCGGGCCATGGCCGATTTCGACCGGCAGAAAGCCTATGAGGAGCAGGAACGCTTCTGGAACGACGTCGGCGATCAGGCCCGTCAGTACAGCGACGATATCCGCTCCTATCTCCTCGACGGCATCACCAATGCGACCGATGGCGGCAAGGCGGCGTTCGACGATCTCTGGGAGACGGCGCGCGCGGGCCTGAAGCGCTTCCTCGTCAATGCTGCCCTGACGGCCGCCGAGAACGCGATCGTCGTTCCGATCCTGACGGATGTCGTTGGCTCGAATTCCGGCCTGTTCGGCATCGTGGCGCCGTCCGGCGGTGCCGGCGGCGCGGGTGCGGCCGCAAACGCGGCCACCGGCGGCGGGGGCATCGGCGATCTCTTCAGTCTGGGGAATGGCGGCATTCTGTCGGGGTTTGACAGCCTGCTGAGCTATAACAGCACGCTCGGGAACAGCTTTGTCACCGGCTCCGTCGGCCAGTGGCTTGGCCTTTCCACACCCGCGGCGTCGGGCATCGGCCCCGTGTCCGTATCGGGTGCCGGACAGGCGCTGGCGGGCCTCGGCAACATTCTCGGCTCCGGCGGCATCGGCTACGGCGTCGGCAGCCTGTACGGCGCGCTCGGTCTCGGCAATTCCACCGGCTCTTCCATCGGCGGTGCGCTGGGCGGCGCTATCGGTTCGATCATTCCGGGCGTCGGCACGATCATCGGGTCCATTGCCGGCTCGGTCATCGGCGGGTTCTTCGGCAACGATCAGCCCTCCGATATGTTCGCCCAGACATCGTTCGACCTGCGAGCGGGCGAAGTATCCGGCACCTATTACAACCCTGCCGAGTTCTCACAGGCCAATCTGGATGCCTCGGGCAATCTGATCGACTCGTTCAGTCAAATCGCCATGCAGATCGAGGCCTTGACGGGCGGCGTTCTTCCCGAGTCGGCCTTTGCCAAGGTCGGCTCGCGCGACGGCATCGTGGTCGGCGTCGGCGAGGCGGGCATCGGCGTCAATACGCCGCAATTCGGCGACACCGCCAGCTTTGCCAATTCCAAGTCCGGCGCCGAAAAGGCACTCAACTTCATGGTGGAGGCACTGGCGAAGCAGATCACCGATATCGAGGATGCCGATTACAAGCGCATCCTCGAAATGGGCGGGAGCGGGGAAGACATTCTCGCCAATCTCGATGTGGCGGCACAGATCAAGGCGCTCGGGCAGACGGAAAGCGTCAACCAGGCGGAAGAGCAGCTTCAGACGCTGATCGATACGTTCGAGGAGCTTCGGGCGAAGGCCATCGAGCTGCAACTGGCCGTGGAAGACGTCAACGACGCGGAAGCGCAGCAGCTTCGCAATCTCGAGCAGGGCGTCCGCACGAATTTCGCCGCCACGGTGCATGGCTATATCGACCAGTTCCTGACGCCGCTTCAGGCCCTGCAGGAAACGATCAGTACGAGCGGCCAGTCGACCTATGAGAAGTTCCAGGCCGCGCAGTCGCTGTTCCGCGACGTGGCCGCGAAGGCGGCGGACGGCAATGAGGTGGCGCTGGGACTTCTGGACGAGGCCGGAAAGAACTATGCGGACCTCGCGCGGAACCTGACCGGCGCCACGGCGCCGCTGCGCAACTTCCTCGAAAGCCTCAATAGCGGGTCGCTCTCCAATCTGACGCCCCGCGAACAGCTTGCCGCCGCGCAGGGCAGTTTCGACGAATTGAGCGCCCGCGCCCTTGCCGGCGATTCGTCGGTGATGGGCGATCTGGCCCAGGCGGCGCAGGACTATCTGACGCTCGCGCGCGACTATGGCGCATCGGGAAGCGTCTACCAGCAGGCCTATGAGCAGGTGACGGGCTCGCTCAACCAGATCGTGGATGTCGTGGACGGTGCGATCGGCAGCGTCGATCCGACTTCCGTCCTCGACGAAATCAATACGGCGATCTCGCCGTTGATCGACCAACTCGTGGCGTCGGAGGCGGAAATTCTCGCCGGGATCGAGCCGACGCTCGACGATCTCAACGGCAATTTCCTGCTGAATATCGAGACGCTGAAGGACGAGGGCGACCAGACGCGCGAATTGCTGGCGGATATCGCCACGGCGCTGGGCGCGGTGCCGGGGCAGGCGACGGGCGGGCTTGTGACCGGCATGGGCGGCCCGACCTCGGACAGCAATCTGCGCCGCCTGTCGGCGGGCGAATATGTGAACACGGCCAGCGCGGTGACCCGGTTCGGCGTCGGCTTCTTCGACGCGCTCAATTCCGGCTATGTGCCGGCGGTCTCCATGCCGTCGAACGACAATTCCGGCACGACCGCCGCCATCGGCCAGCTTTCGGACATTTCCACGCAGGGCTTCAACGGGCTGGCGCGTGTGTTTCGTGAAGAGCTCGCGGATCTGCGCAGGTCCGTCGACGAACTGGCGAAGGAAACGTCCCGGAACCGCCAATACGCCAGCATCCAGGCAAAGAGGTAGGGCATGACGGCATCGAACTATCTGGAGAGCAAGCTCATCAATCATGTGCTGGGCAAGACGGCCTACACGATGCCGGGCGGCGTCTATGTCGCGCTCTTCACGGCAGATCCGGGCGAGGAGGGCTCTCTCGACGACGAGGTGCCTTCCGGCGTCGGATATGCCCGGCAGCCCGTCACGGCCGACATGACGGCGTCCGTCGACGGGTCGATGTCCGTGAACGGGTCGGACCATGCCTTCGGGCCGTGCGCCAACAGCGACTGGGGCACCCTGACCCATGCCGCCCTGATGGACAGCGGCACCATCGGCGCGGGCAATGTGCTGGCGTCAGTGGCGCTCAACGCCTCGCGCGTCGTGAAAGTGGGCGACGACTACAAGATGCCCGCCGGCGAGATCAAGCTGTCCTTCGAATGATACCCGGCGGCGAGGCGATAGGCGTCGTTCCCTTCGGCGGGGTCCGCGCATCGGTCGCCTATGCGGGCGGGGCGGCCGCCTTTACCGGCGGGGCGGCCTTCGAGGCGATGGGCTATGTGTCGATCCCCGGCGGGGCGGCGTTTTCCGGCGCGTTCGGCTTCGAGGCGGACGGGGTGCTGCTGATCCCCGGCGCCGCGTTCCTGCTGGGCGACCTGACGCTTCAGGCGGGCGGCGACGTCGAGATCGGCAAGTTCCGCCGCCTCATCAACGCCCCGACGGCGCATCGCGTCTATTCGGTAGAGCTCACCGTTCGCAGGTTTCGATAGATGTTGGGATTTCATGCCCTGGGCATCGCGCCGATAGGCGGGTTTCCCGTCGAGCTGGCCGTGGTCTATGAGGAACAGGTCGTCTACGCGGCGACGGAGGGCTTCACGACCGAGCCGGACGACATGCCGGCCAATATCCATTTCGAGGGACGGCTGAAATCGCCGCCCGCGATGGAGCGGTCGATCATCGACAATGCGGGCATCGGCGGCGCGGCCTCCATCGGCTTCGGATCGATGGAACTCGAGAACAGCGACGGTTACTACGACGGCATCGTGTCCAACCACGCCATAGACGGGCGGCGCGTCACGATCCGGCTGGGCGATCCGGACAGCTTTTCCTATCCGGAGTTCGGCACCGTTTTCGACGGCGCGGCGGAGGGATGGCAGCTTACCGAGGCGGGCGTTCTCATCACGCTGCGCGACTGGGGTTACCAGCTCGAAGTGCCGCTCGCGCGGGCCTATTACGGCGGCACGGGCGGCAATGACGGCACGGACGACCTGGCCGGAAAGCCGATCCAGCAATGCTGGGGCGTGTGCGAGAACGTGCCTGCGACGCTTGTCGATCCGCTGAACAATGTCTGGCAGGTCCATGACGGCCCGATGCAGTCCGTCGACGCGGTCTATGTGGACGGGGTGCCGCTGGAGCCGGAATATTACGACGCGGATCTCGACGCGGGCACGATTACGCCTTCCGTGGCGGTGGACGGTCAGGTCACCGCGGATGTGCATGGCGCGAAAATCGGCGGCGTCTATATCGAGACGACGGCGGATATCGTCAAGGCGATGGCGACGGAGAATGGCGGCTGGAGCGATGACCGGCTGGACCTTGCCGCTTTTGCCGCCATGAATGCAATCCAGCCCGCGGCGGTGGGCTATTGCGCGACGGAAGACATCAACATATCGACGGCGATCGGCGAATTGCTGGGCGGTATCGGCGGTTTCCGCTGTTTCACGCGCGACGGCATTCTGCAGGTCGGCATATTCGGCGAGCCGGAAGGCGATCCGGCGGCGACTTTCACCGAACTGGAAATCAAGAGCATCGAACGGCTTCAGCCGCCCTCCGGTTTCTACCCGCCCTGCTGGCGGCGGCGGGTGGGCTACCGGCGAAACTGGACCGTGCAGAAGGGCGGGCTCGCATCGGGCGTTTCCACGGCCCGGCTGGCCTATCTGGCCGAGGAATATCGCTATGGCTCCGCGCAGGACAATACGACGCGGACGGCATTCCTGCTCGCGCAGGACGCCCCGGCGGTGCGGTCGTTCTTCGCGCTGAAATCCGATGCCGACGCCGAAGCGGCGCGCCTGCTGGTCCTCACGCGCGAGCCGCGGGCCTTCTATGAGGTCGTGGCGGATGCCCAGCCCTACACGCTGGACCCCGGCGCCGTGGTGAAGCTGCGATATCCGCGTTTCGACCTCGCGGCGGGCCGGGCGGCCAAGGTGTTGAGCGTGGCCGACAATGCGGCCCAGAACAGGGTGAAGATGACGGTGTTCGTATGAAGACGTTTCTTGCCAGCGAGAACCTGGCCGATGCGGGCTATATCTCCACCGACACGGCCTGGCCGACGCTGCCCGCGACCTATCTGCAACAGGAATGGTTTGCGAAGAAATGGCGCTCGAAAGCCGTGCCGTGCTGGGCACAGGCCAATCTGGCGGGCGCGGCCGATATCAATGTCGTCGCGCTGGGCGGCTTCAACGGGCTTGCCACGACGCAAATGCGGGTGCGGATCGGCGACGATCCGGATTTCGCGTCGTCGGCCTATGACAGCGGCGCGATGACGGGCGTGTGCGATCCGGCGAGCGGGCAGTTCGTTCATATCCTCGAAGAAGCGGTGTCCGGACAATATGTGCGGATCGACATGGCCGACGAGGCGCTTTCCTATGCGCAGGCCGGGCGGATTTTCGTCTCCGGCGGCATGTTCTTCGAGATCAATGACAGCTATGGCCGGGCGAAGGGCTATGCCTCGCTCTCCAGGCGGTCGCAGTCCCTTGGCGGCCAGATCTATATCGACCGCAAGCCGAACTGGCGCCGCTGGAAACTCAGCTTCGACAATCTGAACGCGGACGAATCGCTGATCCTCCAGGAAGTGGACCGGGTCAACGGAACGGAAATCGACCTTCTGATCTCCATCGATGCGCTGGGCGAGCATGTGAGCCGCGACACGATCATCGGCCTCGTACGCGACCCGACCGACATCGTGGCGCGCAATGTCCTGCGCGATTCCAAAACCTATGTGATAGAGGGGCGCCTGTAATGGCTTTCGTTATTGCCGACAATGCGAAGGAAACGACGACGACGTCCGGCACCGGGAATTATACGAGTTCCGGCACCGCCGCCGCGGGATATCTGACCATCGCGGCGGCGATCGGCGAGAGCAACCAGTCCTGCTTCTGCGTCCGCTCCGGCTCCGATGCGGAGATATTCCTCGGCACGGTCGGGGCGGGGAACGCCATCACGCGCGATCTCATCTTGTCGTCCACCAATGGCGGCGACCCGGTCAACTGGCCGGACAGCGAGGCGAAGGACATTTTCTGCACCATGTCGGCGAAGCTGATGGTGTTCCTGGCCGCCGCGCTTCAGGGCGGCGATGCCGGGAAGGGCGTGGTGGTCAATGCGGGCGGCACCGGGTTCGAGCTGGGTGGACCGTTCCTGCCGAAGGCGGGCGGCAAGCTGTCTAACAATCTAGAAATAGAGGTTTATGGCGCAGAGAACGCTTTGATTCTCAATGGCGGTGCGGGCAATGATTCCCTAATCAATTTCCGAATCGGCGGTATCAAAAGGTGGAAATCCGGACGCCGCGCATCCGGTCAAGACTATGTCATTGAGCGCTATAGCGGCGCCGGCGAGTATATCGACACCCCTTTCTTGGTGAATACAACCACCGGCCTCATCACGATTAAGGGCGATCCCACGGAGGCGCTGGGCATCGCGACGAAGCAGTTTGTGGATAGTAAGACAGCCGCGGCGACCACGGCGGCGCTGGGGACGGTCGAGCTTTCGACAGGCGCGGAAGTGACCTCGGAAGCCTCCGGTGTCGTGCCGACGGCCGACCTGCTCAAGTACCATCAGGGCATCGCGAAGGCCTGGGTGAACTATGACGGCACCGGGACCGCGGCCATTCGCGACAGCTACAATGTCAGCTCACTGACCGATAACGGCACCGGCAATCACACGGTGAACCTCGGCATCACCATGGCCAACACGGATTATGCGGTAATCCCCGGCATGAATTCCCCTCTTCACACCATCGGCGTGGAGATAGACAGCACCAGCGCCTTTACTATCAAAACGTACCACCAGAACCAGGTGCTCTGGGATGAGAGCCTGGTCATGGCGGCAGTGTATGGAGACATCTGATGGATAAGGTCATCGTTTACGAAAATGAGAAGGCCGAAGGCGGCATCAGCATCGTCGTGCCGGCAGAGAAATTCCGGGGCCGCATCCTAGTGAAGGAGGAGGTTTCCCGGGACGTCTACTACGAGGTCGAGGTCGCGACTGGAAAAAAAAAGAAGAATGGCGAGCCGGTCATGAAGAAGGAAAAGCGCAAGCGCGCCGAAATCGTTTCGCCGGCTCAATATCGCGACGAAACGGATGACGAGTTGCTTTGCCGTATCGCCGCCAAAGACGTTCCTGATGTGCCCTATCGCATCATGTCGGCCAAAGCCGCCTATGCGGAGCGCAAACAGCGCGCCGAAGGATCGGCAGGCTAATAGTCGGGCTGGCGACAGGCGGCGGCAAGCGCCTCCCTCGACAGATCGACGGGCGAGTATTTGCCATCATGCGTCTCGCCGTATCTCCCGAGAAATGCAGCCAGCGCCACCTTGGCCCTATCCGGCCTCTTGGTAACCTCAGCGAACTCAATGCTTTCGCGGGCCCTCACGACAATAGCGCCGACCACATAAATCGCCGAAAGCGACAGGAAGCCGTATCCGATAGTCGATGCAACGGTGTCCATCTTCTCCTCCCTGAAAAGCATAACCATAGGCATCTCCCTGGATCGATTTCAAGCTATCCCACACAAATGGTGCGGCTGGGGTTCTGGGATGAGGTTGATTTCTTCCGGTGCTGTTTACCGGAGGCACGGAAAGCGCCCGCGGCCAAGGTTGAACTTCGGCCGCGTCACCGTCCCTCACCCTACCACGCCGCCTCAGGGCGGCTTTTTTATTGGACAAGCGAATGATGGATACCGGGAAAGCGCTCGCGGCGCTGCCTGCGCTTTTGCGCGGCCGCCTCGCAAAGGCAATCGGCGGCGGCGCGATCGCGCTCGCCATGGCGACGGTGACATATTTCGAGGGATATGAGCCGACGCCCTATGTCGATCCGGTGGGCATCCCTACCGTCTGCGTCGGCCATACGGGCGGCGTGGAGATGGAGCGGGTCTATTCCGAAGCAGAGTGCGACGCCCTGCTGAAAGGCGATCTGGGCGTTGCCTTCGCCGCGGTCGATAAATATGTCCGGGTGCCCCTGGGCGATGCGACGCGGGCGGCGCTGGCATCCTTCGTGTTCAATGTCGGCGAGGGGGCGTTCCGGAAATCCACGCTGCTTCGCCGCCTGAATGTCGGCGAGGGCGCACCTGCCTGCGCGGAGCTGAAGCGGTGGGTGTGTGTAAAAACAGTCGAGGGGCAAGGCGATATCGAAGGGCCCTGCGCGACACCCAAGCGCAATCGCCGCTCACTACCCGGCCTCGTCAAGCGCCGCGACGTGGAGCATGCGCTCTGCGTGGAAGGCTTCCGGCAGCTCGCAGATCCGGGCAACGACAATGTCCCCCTGCCGATGGTCCGGCCGGAAAGGGACGCGGCATGAGATCGTATCTCCTTCTGGGCGGGTTTCTGGCTCTCATTGCCGCCGGTGTACTTGGTTACCAGAAGGGCCATCATGACGCCGATCAGAGCGCCGAAGTCGAGAGGCTTGAGAAAGAGGTGTCCGACCAGAAGGCGCTGATCGAGCGCGGCAACAAAGAGGCGGAGCGCCTGCGCAAGGTCAATGCGGCGCTCTCGGCTTCCGACAAGCAAAGAACCGAGGAGCTTTCGAATGTTCGTGCCGAGAACGAGCGTCTTCGCGCTGATGTTGATGCTGGCCGCAGGCGGCTGCGCATCGACGGAATATGTCGAGACGAAGAGGGGGGAGGCGGACAAAACGCCGGCGTGGATCATGCAGCGTCCTGCGAACCCTCTCCCGCTGTTCGACAGGATATTTGGGCTCTCCGAGGGCTCTGCGGAGGGCAGTTCGTTCAGCTCAACGCCTGTATCGACCGACTAGAAATACTCGAGGGACGGAAATGACTGCAATCCTGGTGCTGGTAGCCGCCGCCGGCGGCGGTTTTCTCTATCGGGCGCGGGGCCGCAGGGTGACCGATACCCGCGCCGCCCTCATCAAGGACTTCATCGTGGCGTGGCTGGCGATGCCCTTTGCCCTTATTGCCGTGTCGTGGACGGAAAGCCCCTTTCTTTTCGTCGCCATATTCGGGCTTACCTTCGCCGCGCTCCTGACAGGCCACGCCTCGCATATCGATCTCGGGCATGCGGAAGACGGCGCCCCGGCGGACGGGCAAAAGGACGAGTGGTATGCGCGCTGGCTGAGGCGGTTCGACCTTCCGCCGTGGTGGCACGATGTCGCCGCGCTTGCCCTGAACGGCTGCCTGATCGTTTTGCCGCTGCTTCTGGTGGCGCTGGCCACCGGGCGCTGGGAGGCCGCTCTGTGGCTTCTGGCGGCGGGTCTCATGAAGCCGCCGGCCTATTGCCTCGGCTGGGTCGCGCTCGAGGAAGGGTGGACGGACGATCCGCTGAAAGTGGCCGAACCGGCCTTCGGTGCCATGCTGTGGGGTGCACTCGCGCTGGCCACCTGCTGAATCCCGCCGGCAGTCCGGGTAATGGCTGCCAGTCCCTTAGGGACTTTCCTCCCTGAACTGGCCCGCCTCCGGTACGCCGGATGGCGGGCCTCTTTTCTCGTTTCAGGCGTGGGGCGCTTCAAGCCGGCGGATGCTCTAATCGGCTTGCCGGGCGAGGGCCTGGAGGTCGCCTTTCGCCTCTTTGATCGATCGCTCCGCCGCCTCGATCAGATAGACGATCTTGTCGTCATGGCGCGAAACCCCGGCAAGCGAATTGAGGGACGCCTGCAGCTTCTGGTCGATGGAGGCAATAAGAGCGCGGTTTCTCAAGGGCAAATCCTTTCTCAGGCGGCCCGCTTCGGCGTCCGCACTTTCTCCATGGCGGCCTGGATGAGGAAGCCGGACCGGGTGAACCCGTGTTCTTCCGCATAGGCGTCGATTTCCTGCATGGCGTCTTCCGGGGCCGTGATATTGACCCGGATCGCAGTGTGTTTAAATACACATCTCAT